ATTGTGGCCATACATTCGTAACGATGGAAAGTTTTATGCGTTCCATATCGAAGCCGGGCGAGATTAACCCGGTGATGCCCCACCCACAAACCGGCGGCCAGGTGGTCATGTTCTGACGGCTGGAAATAAATTTATTTACCCGACGCTCATCCCGCTTTTGCGGGTTTTTTTTCGCCTAGAACTCACTAAAACTATCTTGCTCAAAAAATCTTCGTCGCCAAGGTGCCGCCATTCTGTCGCCACTTTCCAGTTTTTCCGCTTTCCCAGAAACAAAAAAACCGCCTCTCGGCGGTTAACGACATACTCGTACTACTTTGTTTTACTTAGAATATTTTCCATGGTGCCCGGGGCGGGACTTGAACCCGCACAGCCATAAGCCGAGGGATTTTAAAGCGCCGATAATATCCTTTAATTTCAATTGGCTAAATGATTTTTTCACCAAACCAAGCATTTAATTACATGACATATATCAATATTTTAAAAAATCAGTTCAAAGGATAAGGCGAAGAAAAAACAAGGGATTAAAAGACCCTTGGTGCAAGTTAAATACCGTTTTTTAAAGATCAATATATAGTTAGCAAGAGCGTCGGAAATGCTCGGGGAATTTTCGAACATCATAATGAGGACAATATGACTTCAACTCTATTTACAGTATGCCTAATTCTCGCTGCCGTGATGATCACCATCCACCCCGCTCTCTGCATTCCCTTTGTCGTTGCTGCTTACCTGTTGGCCGGTAAATGCAATATGCATATGGACAGTAATGCTAGTATTATTTTTGGGATCATTGGATTTATTATGTTTCTTACCCTCTTAGTCATGATCCACGAATGGGTAAAATGAATATTCAATGTCTACTGCGTCAATAATGTCATTAAAAACAGTATGGATTTTGACTATTTTTAGTCACAATGCCATATTATTTATATTATTAGCGTGGACCAAGCATTATTATGAAAGAATATTATTTACTGCAGTATTTCATCGATTACATGGAAAGGAATGGGCTGATTAAAGAGGCGGTCATATTTGACTTGGACCAGCAACTCTGTGATGAACTCAATGAATGGTATAAACAAAGTTTTACTTTGCCAGAGCTTCAGAAATCAGTTGATAAGTGTATTGCAAATGAATGGCTCAAGCACCGTGGGTTAAATGATAAGTACTCCTATTTGGGGATCACTACTTCCGGGGTGGGAATTATCCGCTCTCGTAGAAATTTAGAGCAAAAGAAAAAATCACGAACTGTTTTAAAAAAAATATCGGATAGTATTGAAGAACACAAAGGTATCATTGGGTTAATAACCATTATAATAGCCACAACAACCATTGCAGTAAAAATCCTAAAAGGAGATTAGTATGTCGATAACAGAGCTCGGAAAAGTCTCACTGCATTGCTTATTCTGTAAATCTGAGCTGAAAGGCCCTGGTGATGCAAAATTTCAATCTGGTGACTTAATAGAATGTATTGCCTGCGGCGAACAAAATGACTTCGAGAGCGTCATGGCAGTCGCAAAAGAAGAAGGATTAAAACTCGCAAAAGCTCATGTTAACAGTATTATTAAAAATATTTTCAAGTGAACATAGGTGGGCTCTAGCCCACCTATATTATTTATTAAAATAGGGATTCACCCTCTCCACTGCCTGCTGTACCAGTTTGTTTCTGGTTGCCATTAATCGGTCAATCTTTTCTCTTTTCTGATCCGCCGTTAATATCCGGTCCCGCCTCATCATTTCAATCTGGGCATTCAGTGTCTTCACTTGTTGCTGAGTCGCCGTTAGCCCCTTACGTTGCGATAATTTCCCGCGGTTATTTTCTAACAATTCATTGGCATCTTCACCACGCCCCTGCTTACGAAAGCTGTTAATGGTACTGTTAATTTGATTGGCTTGGGTCATCATGCGGTAGAAATCTTCAGTGAACTGTGTAGATTTGGCTGGGTCAGTCCCACGGAAGAAGGATTTAATAACGAGCATTTCATCAAGGCGAATAGCGGGTGTTTCACCGTAGTCCTTCAGATTACGCATAAGAAGATTGGTTGCTCCAAGCACGTACCCGCCCAGGCTACTGGTGTACCCGGTAATAATGTGATCAAGCATCTTCGGTGACAGGTTTGTCGCTTGACCAATTTCACGCATCAGCAGGCTGGTTTGGTCGTTGTAACGAGCGCCAGCTATCAGATTCTTATCTGCCATATTCTCAATCGGGCTGCCTTTGAAGAAATCATAGTTAACATAAGCTTCAGCAATCGGCATGGCGACTTGCGGAATCGGGTTGAAGGCCATGGTTTCCATAAAGTTATGTGCTACCAGCTTGCCAAATTTAGCCCCTGTATCTCTGCCCCCCAGTGCACGAACAAACCGCTCAGGCAAAGTGCCAAACATCAGACCTATCTCGAAAGGTTTCGGAATACGAATATGCTGATCACCAATCCATGCATGCCAGTACGTGTCTTTATCCCAATCCTGTAATTCTTCGTAGCGTTCATCATCCCAGTTCAGTGCCAACAGAGCCAGTGAGGCTGCAGCAATCATGCCTCCGCGTTTTAGTACCTCACGGGGGTTCTCTTTAATACCTCGACCTAACTTACTTAACCCTTGCATGCGGGCATTGAAGAACGGCAACATATCACTCAAATTAATCATGATATTGCTGGCCCCCATCATGCTGAAGTCCATGAGATCACGAGATTCAAAGGCTGCTAGAGCTTTACTTTTCCCCGACTTGACTGCAGCTTCATAAGTGGCCAGCCTATTCGCGTTTTCTGCCGCTTCACTGACATGCTTATACTTCTGCAATCCCTGCTCAATTTTGCCCAAAACCTCTTTGCCAGACCGGGCAATAGATGATTCAAACTGATTGATCTGGCTGTCTTTATAACCCTTCCGACGCAGCACAGCGCGGATAGTTTGTGCAGTAGACGCCGGATCGTAGACGTTTGAATACCCCCCGCCAAATGTTGCGCCAGCAAACATCATATCGACAAAAGTATCATCGGTTCTCAGTGTTTTTTTAAACCCAGCAAACGATGCGGTAACTGGCTTAAAGCCATCTTTATTGATAGCCCAGGAGTGCACGGAATCACGTAAGAAGTTACGGATAATAAAATCAGGCATTGATGTAGTGCTAATGGTCAGCACTTTTTTAGCTGTGCGGGCCGCTTTCATAAATGCGGAACTGCTGCGCTCAAGGTCAATCATGGTGAATGCGCGGTAAAGTTGCGGATCATTAACTTGAACCAACTTTTCTTGCCCATCGACAAACATTTTCACCACGTCTTTACCTATGCGCTCAAAATCCATCTTATTCGGTGAGTCAATAACTTCAAGTACACCAGTATCTGCCAGATTAACTACCGCACGGCGCATAGCTTCATTCTTCATTGACGCATCAACCGACTTGGCAACGTAGTTAAACAGGTTTTCTATAGGATCTTTAATGGTCAGATCACTGCCTTTAAGTTTCCGCACTGTGCTGCTTTGGTTGGCAATACCTTTACTGCTCCATGGCCCGCTTACCTCACCATTTTCAGCTTCGCGGTAATAAGGCAGATACCAGGCATCTTCCCATTGCGCCCGGCTTGCAGGCTCGATGAGTCCCATATCCTGCTGGAGGTCAAGAATCGATTTAATAAAAGCATCGTATTTCTTCTTCTGGGCATCAAATAATGCCTCATTACCCTTGTTAAGGGTTTGCATGTAGGCAACTTCATCGGCGGTAAAGTTGTTTTCTTTGCCCTCTTTCATCAACCGTTCAGAGCGGTGACCCGCGATCCATTTTAAGAAGCTCTCTCGATGGTTGCCGAGTCCATCCAAGATCCCCATGAGCGAGTCACTCTTATCTGTACCCGCCTGACGCTCAATCATCCCCTCAGCTTTGTTGTAACGCGGCAAGCCATGCTCCAATGTTGCTGCAGTGACAGAACCGGCACCGGCAGCCATACGCGCACCGATATAAGCCGAACTCCGCGCATCATCAATACCGGCTGCATCCTCGGCATACTTCAGCGGAGCCATGCCATCAAATGTTTTGGTATTCAATTTGCGGCCTGTTTCTTTCAGCCATGCCTTAAGTTCTGTCTTATCTTGGCTGGTTACCGTGTCATAAAAGGCTTTGGCTTTATTGAACCACCCCTGCTCAACGTTAAAGCCCATTTTTCTGTTGGTTTCAGCATCCATTACTGGGTTGGCGGTGCGGGAGTAGAACGCATCATTGTTGCGGATATCATCAGAGTGGAGTATATTTTTACTCGAACCTCGTTCGTTACCCTCCTTGGGCAATTGGAGCCCTCTGGACTGGTAACTCTCGGGGTTTTGTTTTTTCCGTCGATAGAGTATCAACCCTTCATTTTCCATTGTCTGAATCTTTCTCCCCCCCTCGATGCCATAAACTGAAGCAATACTATTGACCTCAATTCTGCCCTTTCGCGCATTCAAGTGAATGGCTGTAATAACGGGATCGCCATTGGTATCTTTAGCTTCCAAAAGCGCAACCACTGAATCCTCTTGTGTTGACGAACGATATACAGCAACTGGGTCATGTAATAGTTCAGGCAATTGTTCGATAACTGACATAGGTACATTGTGCTTTACACCGTTGGTGGCTTTGCGCACAGTATCTCGATTGATCACCATATCCAGATCTGGAGCACCCAAGGCTCTGAACACCGGAGGCGTTCGGCCTACACGGATAGGTGTATCCACGCTGCGAAGTGATTTGATTGCACTGGTTAACTCAGACCGATACTGTTCAGCATCTTCGCGGGTTGGCTGAAGTGGATCCGACTTCTCACCTTTGGAATACAGGGCATCAGAGCGTGAAAACGTATTATCAAACTCCCGCGTTCCCGGTTGTTCGCCATCATACATAGCCGTTTTTTTAAACCGACCCGCCACTGTGCGCAAAATGTTACGAATTTCCGTAGGAGATATATCCCCAGGTTTGATCATGCCCGCTTTTTTCAATCCATTAATGAGTAAAGAAACAAAGCGATCCCATACCCCACTGAGGCTACTAAGTTCTGAACGTTCTGCCATGTGGGCTAAAAACTCATTAGCCTGCATTTCTGGGGACTCATTGCGGTATGACTTATCAACTTCCTGCCAGACATCCTGAATAATCTTATTTTTGCTGTCACGGGTCTGATGCAATACGCGCATGATACGATCATATTCCACATCACCAATAACGGAAGCGAGGCCGTGGTGTGCCAAGACCTCATGACGCAATTTTGCCCGAAGCTGACGACCATCAATAATGTTATCCGCAACAACGATCACCCGGCTGAGTTCAGGCTGATAAATAGCGTGGACCGTACCAAATTCCTTCGGGATCCCACTAGGCATCATGGCCGCTGCTTCAGCTTGGGTTTGAACCACCTTAACTTTGATTTTTGCGGCCCCACTCATACCACGAACCCACATATCAGATATAACTTGTGCTTCACGTTGGCGCATTCCCTTTGCAGGTTTATTGCCTGTGACAGTATGACCTGTATCGGAAATGACATTACCTTGCTCGATATTGGTATTCTTGCGGGAATAGAAGGCGATACCTTTATCAGTTGGCTTGGTTTTGAGGGTGTTAAATAGATGCTCAAATGCCTGGCGAACACCGCCACTTAATTCAGCTTCAGTGGGATAGGCGTAAGTTTCAGGGTTGGCATGTTCGTCGGCTTTTCGCAGATTAGCCATATAATCATTACTGATCCCACTCTTTTCTGCCTTATCAAGTAAATAGCGTTCAAATGCACGCGCTGACATTTCGAGTTTAGTTGTCCAGTATGGCTTGCTCCTGCTTGCATCCAAAACGGTCGCACGCTTCATCATGTCACTATTGTTGACCACATTGACTACTTGCATAAAAGCATCATGCACTTCCTGACGCACGGGGTGAGTAATCTCACTCCTTTTTCCTTCACTAAACTCATAGCGTGGGCGCTTGCGATCAGTAACGAATGCCCCTGAGCGCTTGCCGGATGCCTCGCCGTGAACATCAGTGGTACCAAAATAGTTATCCAATGCATGGAACCACTCATGTGCAAGTGAGCCTGCGCCATTCCCTTTTGTTAGATTGATAACCACTTGTCCCGGCTCGTAGTGGGCTTTTGCCCCGCCTTTGCCCCGAGCGCCAAATGCCAAGCCCAGCTCACCATTTAATGACATCGCTTTAGGCGGTACATTGAGTAATTCGGCCATATCAATCAGCGAGTCATATGCATCGTTTAATTCAGACTGGCGGCGTGGCCCCTCAACATAGTTGCCAAACTGCACTCCACGGAAACCAAAGGCATCACTAAACTGCTCAGGTGTCACATTGCCATTACGGCGCTCGATCCCCGTCCGGGGCTCATTTGTTAATTTGCGCTGCTCTTCCCGCGATACCTTGCGCAACTTGTCCAGCTTAGCTTCAATTTCTACACGGTTTTCTGCCAAATAAGCCCGTGCCTCAGTTGGCGTTTTAAAACCAGACTTAAGAGGCAATACCCCTATCGAACCTTTGTAACCAATGAATACGCCCTTATCTGCCCGTCGAGTGAAAATTTCCAGTTTTGCCTGCCTAGGCGCTGGTTTACCGCTACCACTATCGAGTTGAGACTCAATGAAAGCCTTCGCATTAGGTAATAACTCAGCCATTGATGCGGCTGAAATATCAGCCTTCACACCTTTAGGGGCAACAAGTTCATACATGGTTTGCCCATTGGGATAGCTCTTACCACCAAAATAGGTGTAATGACCGGAACGGATCCCGTACTTGGCTGCATAAGCCATTTGCTCTGGCTTGAATTGTGAGATTAAATCTATTGCATCAGCAGCAGAACGTAATGCGGGCTTGTTGCGGAAACGAGCTTTGATATCGGCAACGCTTACATTGTTGTTGATAATTGAATTTGTCAGGTCGCGTACAGCTTTAACTTGTTCAGCCCACTGATTGAGCTTATAAGGTGAGCCAGGCCTGGTGGGAATAGAAGAACGCAGCGCTGTGACTACTGCCAATTTATCTATTTCAACGCCACTTTCCATTTTTGCATAATCAGGGGGAGGGAACAGTTTAGAAAGAGGCTGCCGTTTAATATCTTCAATATCCTGATCAGCCTGTAAAGCTTCAGCCAACTGGCCCCACCGATGTTTAGCCGCCCCTTGTAGCTGCTCACCAAAATCCTCTATTTTCACATCAGGACTCTTTGCCTGAGGCGCGGACTTCTTTGCTGGCAAACGGACACCAAAGCCCTTACCCACAGGTTCAATTGTGGCTCCCGGCATTTTTCCCCATTTGGAATATCTGGCCACTTTCTCGTTGGCGAACGGGCGGTCCTTCGCATAGAGTTTTAATTCACCATCGGCCTTATCGCCAGATACAACAACGCCCTCAGTTGAGGGCGCTGGTTTTGTATTTCTGTTGACCGGATCCGGCGGTAGCCGCACACCAAAACCATCACCGACAGGCTCAATAACAGCCCCCGGCATTTTTCCCCACTTGGAAAATCTAGCCACTTTCTCATTAGGAAACGGTTTATCTTTGGCAAACAGTTTTAACTGACCAGGGTTCTCACCTTTCGCATATGCCTCAGTCTGGGAATCAATAGGAATACCGCCAACCCGATGGCGCTGATCAGTGAGAGTCGGGGCAGTCTGCCCCCCCATCTGCTCCGTAAATCGGCGCACGTCTTTGCGCTGCCCCCCATCAAACTGCGGAGGCGTACCAGCCTGCACATGATCAGGATTAGCTGCAGCCCCATCAGAAAAGATAATATTCTTATCTGTTATACCTTGCGGTTCGGTTTCTCCATCATATGTATGCGTCTCCCTGACCCCTCCCTGCTGCTCAGCTTGCGTCTCCCTTGGTAAATAGATTTGTCCACGAGTCTGCTCTCCAGCAGTAAATTGTGGCACGTCTCCAGCCTGGGCCTCATCAACAACAGGCCCCCGTACTGGTCCCGGCATTGGGAAACCGTCACCCGGATGGATATCACCCGGCGCAGGCAGGCGTGGTATTCGCTGTGCTCGAAGTTGGTCAGCTTGCTGTAGAATGGCTAACTCATCGGGTGTAAAACCCTGATCACCCGACTCCATTTGTTGCTGAATAAGCTCTTGGGCGGTTGGTTGTGGTGCCAGGTCCGCAAGCGAACGTTGTGCGTTACTATCCTCAGCGAAGCCCTGCACGCGAGGATCCTGACGCAAGTAAGCGGGCGTATCACGGAACTCATCAACCTGAGATGTTGGCACACCATTTTCGCTGACTGAGTTTTGTTGTGCAGCCGGATTATCTACCTGTGGTGAGCCTCCTGGTTGAGGGTTCTCTGATGTCGGCGAACCACCGGCATTGTCGGGTGGTGCTTCTGAGACTGACCTTCTGCTGCGCACACCACCCGCGCCACCCATCGCGCCACCAATACCGATACCCAGAACGGCATTATTGGCCCCATACTCCATAACGTCTTTCATAGGGTCAATTTTCTGGCCTGCCGTATTGATGAGCTGCTGATTCTGAAGGTATCGCTGAGTAGTGCCTTGGACAAATTCGGTACTCCCCTCCGCAACTGCGCCTCTAGCTACGCCCGATAGCACACCTGAAGCCGCCCCTGTCTTAGTCAGCAAAGTCAGTAATGTGTGGTCACCCAATGTGGATGCAGCGATATTTACCGCTAATAATCGAGGGTCGGCGGTCACAGTACTCGCTGCTTGTTCAGCCACATCACTTCGCGCAAGAGTTAACTTTTGCGTATCTGATATATTTGCATTGTTTGGATCACTATCAATAACTGCAAACGCTTTTTGAAAAGTGGGACTTTGCATTAATTGTTCAAAGGGTAATGCATTTATCTCATCACGCATTTCATTGCCGCTAGCGCCTTGAGCGGTCCCCGTCATAATACCAACAAAGCCGGTTTTTTGTGCAATACCTCTGGCCTTCTCCCCCGCCAGTTGCGCAGTCTCTCTTGCAACAGCATCTGGTACTGACTTTTTAAGTCTTTCGTAAGTCGCCCGCTCAACTCCCTCCGCAACGGCTCTGGCACCAAATTTTGCAACCAAACCACTCGTTGCCATTTGTGTTATTGTCGGAATGGCATTAATCAGCCACGCATCTTTATCGAATAATCCCGCACCAGCCTGAAGGTTACCATCCTTATTCCGTTCAATAAATGGCATAGCAGCGGCCTGCTTTGCCCCATCACTGTAGTTATCCTTAATGCTTTTAGAAGCATTTTCGGCCAAAGTCCCAGCCCGCTGAATCAAGGCATTACCCAAGTTGGATAATGTGTTACCACTATTATTCTGCATCACCTTCAACATTTCAGGGCTAATAGGAATATCAATCAGTGGCTTCTTTTCACCGCGTAGGTACTTTGATGCTCTATCATCAAGAAACTGATTACCTGCCTTAAATAATTGTGCATTACCGCTAATAATATCAGCAGGAGCCGCAGCAATAGAGAGGAGAACATCCTTTATACCCACGCTCGGATCTTGAGATTTCGCAGATCGTCCTGCCGCCTCGCGTGCTGCCCTAACGGCCCCCCAGTCGAAACCAGTATTGGCGCTCTCACCTGGCTGGCGAATATTTAAAGTTTCACGATTGCTATTGCTAACCTGCCCTTCCGGGCGTTGTCGTTGCGGATCGTAAGTCATTTAACAGACTCCAAATTTTAGGCATAAAAAAAGCCCCACTAAAAAGTGAGGCTTGGCATCTTTGGGTAATTTAGCGCGTAATTAGTTTAATGTGAAGTTAAGGGTTATTTGTCTTTTTAGACTTCAGCTCAGAAACTAAAATTAGTCCAAGAAGGGACGCGTTTTTGATTGTTTCAATAGAGGTATTTTCATCACTATGTGTTAATAGATCCAACAAGGCAGTAAGGCACTCTAATGTATCTTCAGTATTCATTTTCATTAATATTATCCTTATAAAATATAATTTTTATTAATGACATAGCCTACTTATTGATTCGTGGGTGCCTGTCAGCGTTATCGTGGTATGGATCCATTAATGCGCTTCAGTCCCCTTAGCTGCTGCGCTGTATTGCTATCAAGAGCTGAATTACTTTGAGTTGTACCAGGTTGTGCACTCGGTGAGTGTTCTTTCATTTGCTGTAGTTGCTTCTGCTTCCACGCTATAAAGAATTGCTGATCTTGTGGACTACTCAGGTCCGGCGCTTCACCAAATTCTTTTTGATATTCACCCACAAATGCTTCCAACTCTGCAGGGTCAATGCCTGGTTGATTTTGTGAACTACGTCCCCCACCAACACCATAGAGTTCCGAGGCTTGCTGACGGCGTTGCTCAGAGTTGTTTTTAATTTCCTGCCTTGCCGAAGATAATTGTTTTTCATCCATCATTGCACCATCTTTATTCAGCGCAGCCAATTGTTTGCCTTCGTCTTTGCCTATATCCAGTAACTCCTTGCGGTAGCCTTCACTCTCCTGACGCATCGCAGCTTTATCCGGCGGGTTAACCATGCTGCCAATAAACTTGGCTCGATCGGGCTGATTGAGTTGCCCAACCATCTGTCCGTAGCCACGTATCTGATTCATAAACTGATCGATAGGGATTTTCGCTACCTGGTTATCACTCACATCAGCAGAACCGAACTGGGTCATAGGTTTATTGGCGGTCGAGCCATCGCTATAAGTGACTTTCAGGCCGGGAATAACAAACTTACCATCTTCACTGATACCAATGTGACCCAATTCCTTACTCTTAATCTTCTTGCCAGACTCCGGATCGACTTCATCAATATTGCGTTGGATGTGAGGGGCCAGTACGGTATTCATCGCCTTCAAAACTTTAGGGTCGTTGTAGCTCACCTCTCCAGAAAGCACTTTCGGCATAATCTGGTTAATTTCCATTACATTGTTGATGGCTTCCTGCCCAAAAAAACGGGATGGGTTAAGTGGATTATCCTTTGAAATTTGCCCGTACAGCTCAGGATCAACCTGCCCCGTCGTTTCAATTTGTTTATACAGCGTCTGAACAACGGGCATTTCTTCTTGCATTCGCTGCTGGCGCTCGGCTTGTGACCGCTGGTAATTAAACTCATTCTTTCGCATATTGATTTCTTCGGCGCGGAGACCAAGGCTCGCATTTGCTGTACGCTGATTTGCCTGCGCCAGACCATAGTTTTTATTCCACTGCTCATCACTTGCGCTATCGCGCTGCGCTTTATACTTGTGATCCCGGTCATCAGTTTCTTTCCGCCAGTCCACCTGATCTTTGGCTAAGCCATAATTCCGCTCAGAATCTTTAATCTGCTGCTGCTGCGCTGCATCACGTAAACCCAATTCACGATTGCGACTTACCGCCTGATCCGCAGTATTGAAGCCAGCAAGAAAACCGTCCGCTAAACCTTGTACGCCCATGATAATTCCTTTAGAAAATACTGCCCGCCAGCAAACCTACGGCCGCCCCTATTCCTGCCCCGAGCGGCCCACCCATCGCCATACCCGTACCCGCACCAACCCCAATCATGCTCATTTTACCCTGCTGCTGTTGCATCTTAAGCTGTTGATTTGATGACTCGCGTTGAATCTCACGGCTTGATGCGTCTCCTAGCCCCTGTAACGCTTGTTGGCGGGTATCACGTGCGACATCGATCAGTCCGTACCCCATTAGTTGCCTCCTCCGCCAATACTCATTTGCTCACGCAAGCTTGCGCTGCCGCCAGTTAAAATATTCATTTGTCGATCTTGCTCAGCCTCGCGAATACCATTCTTCGCCCCAGCAGTCGCCAGCGCTGAACGCAGACCTAAACTATTATCATCAGGGTTTGCTGTTTGAGTTGTGCCATAACGAGCCAACTGGTTTTGCGTACCCAATTGAGCGGATTGGAGGCTATTCGCCGAACTGTCGCTGACACGGGTTAGTTGTTGGTTCATCAGCTCGCCGCTGGTCGCCAAGCCCATAAGCTCTTTTTGCTTCGGATAAAAACGAGTAAGCCAATCATCATACTGATCACGAATAAGGTTGGCATAAGTATCAGATGCCTGTCCCATAACTACCTCCTGTCATTAGCTGCCACCAAAGATACCTGTGGATTTACTGCTTGCGTCTTTAAGCCCATAACTCCGCGCGGCAACACCGCCAACCGCTCCGACCAACTGCCCCACGGCTTGCCGATCACTGAGAGAGTTTTGAGCGTCACTTGTTGCCTTACTCAAACTTTGATTAGCAATATTGCTGTAACCAGACAGAGCATCAGCTTTTTGTCCGGCCCCCATCGCCACCACATCCTGTAATCCGGCTACATATTTATCTTGCTGCGAGGTTTGCGCCCGATTAGTTGTATCTATTTGTCCGGCAACCTGATCACTCTGAATATCACCAAGTGCACTCTGGAATTTGCCACTTGATGGATCGACGCCCGATGCGGCTAACCCTGTTGCCGTCTGCTGTCTAGCCTTACCAAATTCCTGCTGATAGCCCAAGTTGACGGTACCCGCCGCATCGTCATAATTCGACTCGTTATTCATTGCATCTACTTTGCTGATGAATAGATTCTCCATCGGTTTGAGTTCATTTTGATACAGTTGCCACTGTTTCCCAGCAATCTCCGCCGCAGCTATTTCCTGCGATGTTTCTTTAATCTCGGTGCTACCGCTTCCACCTTTACCCATAATGACCTCATACCGGTATTTTGAATTTCATCAGTCCATCTTTATCCGGCATACGCTCGAAGCCGAGGCGTTTAGCGATTCGGATAAACCCTTTGCGTGCCGTATAAAACTCCGCCCAGCGCCCGCCTATCATGCGAGTCAGTTGCTGAACCTCCGGGGTATATTTAATCAAGCCTTGCTGCCCGGTGCTGACCCCGACCCATACCACCACATAGGGAATGCCTTCCTTCATCCGTGGCCGTAAGACGATCAGTGCATCTTCCGCCGAAAAGCAAAACGCCTGCTTTTTACGGCAGGCGTCTTGGATGTGAATGAGTAGTTTGGGATCCCCAGCATCACCAGCTATTCGTGCCAGTTTAGAAGTGAAAGTAGTCTGTAGCATCCAGCACCATGATCTGAATATCCGCAGTGAAATAAGTATAAGGACCAAACGAAGCTGGCTCATAAATAGCCCGACCCCAAGCCGGGCCTATCTGAGTACCATTGCTGTTTATCCAGACATTCACTTGCCAGTTATTAGTGAACAATCCGCCAATATTACAAATTGCGTACATTGGCCGAGGAATGCCCTCCACACTCTTTTTTTCTCCCAGTGCCATTCCAGCCAGACGAATAAGCTTTGGTCGAGCAAGAATGTCATAGCCTGAGTTGTAGACTAATGATTTATCCACCGCAGAATAGATTTCCAGACCGTAGTTTTCTTTCTGTAATTGCCCGTTACCGAAAATGCACACTTTCGCACGAATGGGTGTTGATGATTCACCACCGCCCACACTGTAAACACTATAATCTCTTACAGCAGACGGACTATTATAGTAACGGGCTGATTTTGCACAAATCGTCTTGCTTTCATCCTCGGTGTAAAAGAAACATATGACCTTGTCTGGGGTGAATTCCGCATTGATATTACTGGGTAACCAGCCATTGTAAATATCCACTTCCCCTTTGAATAACAGGCAAGTGAATTGGCTAGCATCCGTAATACCTGCAATATTATTCGCGCCAAAGAATTGTATGCCATAATTGCCTTGGTCCACACCTGTAGGCCATGTATATACGCCAAAATACGAACCCGGAATAATCGTGTTATAATTTACCGAATTAACTTTTAATACTCTATTTGCATCCAGTGAGGGTTGATTATAAGCATGCCTGGCTGGAGTCCATTGGCTTTTTCCGCCATTGACCGCAACAACATATTCAAGCCACGCATATGACGACATCCATATAAAATAATCAAAACCCTCTGGAATGGTTACACCGGTATTCCACGAACCCACCCCTGACTCTCTGCTCCCCATCGTCAGTATTTTAGTCACAGACGTTTGGTTATCTAAAATGATAGACGTCCCGTCGCGGCGAAATACTTCTAGACCGTAGCTCGACACTGCCAAACTCCGTTGAAATTAAAATCAGGAGGCGGGTTTTTACCAACCGATATACATGCCGTTAAACTAATTAAGCTTACCAAGACGAACCATAAGCGCACCTTTCTCATCATAAACCTCTATTCTCTCGTTAGTGATAACAAGGCCGATGCTGCCAGTACCTTGCTTGATTGTAATTCGTCCGGTATTTGAAACGCTGAACAGTTCGCCAATCTTCAGATTACCGGCGGCATCCACGGTGAATTTACCGTTATTGATCGTGGCGCTATTGAGCGTGGGCGTTGAAATACTAATCCCTGCTTTAACTTCATCAGCGATAATGGTTTGAGCATTCAGAATTTTGATTGTGGCTTCACGGATAGCCGCCTCATCAATGACCACTCGCCCGTCGGAAATAGAAAACGGAATAGCATAAGAACCGGTATCAGTAGGATTGTTCGGGTCAAAGACAAAAAGCTGGCTGGCCGATATGGCGACCTGAGCAATGGGTTTTCCGTTAGCATCGATGCCTGCGACAATCCCGATACCTGCAGTGATCCCGCTGGCATCAACTTTGGTGCTCCACATTTTTTGAAATGCTTGCCCACCGTGTTGGTCAAGATCCTCAATACCGCTCGCCAGTTCACCAATTAACGGCGAGTTATTTATCTCCTTATTAATCAGGTCAATGATTTCATCAATATCTGCAGCCGTTTTTGCCGGAGTGCCTTCACTGGCATTAAATGGCCCAGCCACACCTGCGGAGTTGATAAAACGAATCCAGTAATAACCCTGCCAGCCCGGATCAACCGGGTCGCCATAGACCGCCGCAGCCGAGCTGGCCACCATCACCGCATTCGCCAAATTATCTTCGGTGCTGCGGTAGATTTCGGTCAGTGAATGCCCGCGATAGTTCGGCATAGCCCACTCAAGCAGTACCGCACCAAAACCGCCGTTGGCTTTGAAGTTTTGTGGTTGAGTGGGAAAAGATGGGGCTGGCCCCGTATTATCATTGGAGCTGGGTTTGAGCTGTAATTTACCGCCAGCGCCGGTGCGCAATTTGGCTAAATCCAGATCAGCCAAATCAGCATAAGTCACAGCACGATTGCGACCGTCACCGCGTTGGCCAGTCAATACCTCAATATTTTCAGAGAGTGCGGCTGAATCACGGCCAGCACGAAAGCCTTTTGTCATGCTGGCATCTCCGTCATTGAGGTACTCAGGGTGATGCGATCAACTTGTGCGTAACCCCATACTTCAATAATCCACCGGCGGCCAGTGATTGGCGGCAACTTCAGAAGGCCATCAATTAATGACCCCGGCGGCAACGACAGCACCGGAGAACCATCCACAATAAAATTGACGCCTACACGGCTCACGCTCTCACTCATGATCCGCAGGCAAGAAAATGATGTACCAGGTGGCGCAAGAAATGGTTTGCTGCGCCACGTTATCGGCAAAGGTGTTGCACTGGCTTGGGAGATGGTTAATTTATCGCCTTTAATGGTGTAGAGCGTATCCGACTCCAGATCATTAAATGCAGTATCAAAAACAGTGGTTAGATGGCGAATATCCATCGCTTGCGGATCGAAAATAAATCCGGCATTGGTTCCTTTTGCCGTCTGGTAAATCGCCAGATATTCACCTTCGACCTGCCACGCTTTGATGCTTTCTGGATTGAAGTTTTTACGCCACTGACGCGGCTCGATAATCTGCTCAGTTGCAACTAATGCATTGCCAGCACCATCGACCGAGACCAATCCATTGGGTGACGCGTAGAGTGCGAAACTGTCCAAGCTCACCATGCTGCGGCGGCTGACACAGGCTTGCATCACCGGTAACTTAGCGTTGGTAATATTCGACGGGGTGATGCCACTGAAGAGATAGGGACGCCCTTTAGTACCAACCACCAGCCCGGCACCAATAGGCGCAATAGCGACAATATCGTGTTCGGTACTTTGTTTGTAGCTATCGGGCCATGCATAGGGCAGGAACGCCTCAGAAAACATCACCTCATTACCGGCAAAACCTGCGGCAATGCCATTTGCCATCAGACACAGACCAATCATTTCATCTGGCGGCATCAGGAAGTTTTCAGTTTCCAATACCGGGCCAAGTTCTTTATCAAGCGAAGTGTCCTGATACACAAGCACGCCAATATCCAGCTCCACCAACAGCAGATAATCAGCAACCCCACCGCCAGAGGCAGAGCGATAAATACGGCGGCGGGTGATATTTGAGTTCTGACTGCCCGGTGGCTGTAGAGCAAGATCAACGGTACTGCCGGGATAAACGATTGTGACTTCCTGCGATACTGGCCCCGGTGGCCCTTCCTCCCCATAGCCAGTGACATAAGTTTCAACATAAAAACGGGTATCATCATCGGTTGGATCATCTTCACCATGATCAGCCGGCGGTGTAATCGCAGTAACCTCAATAGGATTACTGGGTGCGGGGATCCCAAGGCGAAAACTGACCGCAGGGAAATTACCGTTCCCTTGTGTAGCGATTTCATTGCTGGTGACCTTGGGATATTTTCCATCAGTGAAATAAACCCGCTCATATTTATCCTGTGCTATTGGGCTGCGTATCGCATCGACAATGTCAGTCCAGGCAAACCAATAATCATCGCGGTAACGGAAAATTGTGGTTGGCGACATAGTGAAAGTTTTCCCGCCGTCTTCATCAGCCATTAGCGGTGTAATAACGCCATGGCGAAAATGGCAGTTTTTAGCAATGGTCGCCGCTTGCTCAGGCAATAGATGTGCAACCGCCCGTGGCATTTCGCCGCGCATTGTTGTGATATCGATAGCAGACATAGTGAGTGATTTCCGGCGGGCATAAAAAAAGCCCCACTAAAAAGTGAGGCTTGGCATCTTTGGGTAATTTAGCGCGTTAATTCTCTGATATCAACGTAATGAGAAATTAAATACATTTGAGGATTGTCCGAATCTCTTGCCACTCTAGTTTAATCATGTGAGGTAACAATATATGCTGATGAAGAGCAAATGGGCTTTAAGCAATAATTAACACGATAACAAGGATGTACTATGGATACAGTTGAAGAGCTGGGCGGGACGTACTTTTATGCAGGTCGTTCAAATTTAACCGCCAGCGGATTGCTATTTATGATTTTTTTTGAAAAAACTGTAGATCAATTTGGTTTAGGCATGGCTGATTTTGGTGCTGCAGCCGCGATCTTGTCAGGTAGAAATAATCTTCCCACTCGACCTAAGCCTATAAGTGCAATGAAAGGCACCTCATATGCCTCCAAAGCAGCAAGAGGCGTATTTAAGAAATCACAATTCCCCTTTGGCATTCAATTACCTACATGGATAGGTGGGTATACACCTTGGACAGCAAAGCGGAGGATGGTCTCTAATATTGGAACATTTGTAGGTCGTTCTATTCCCCTGCTTGGCCTCATCATTATTGCTGCTGACGTATCAGAAATCACTTATAGAGCAATACGTGATTACAACACTATAGCCAGGGGTAACGACAAAATATGGTAAATAGTATTGAACAGTGTATTTATGAACTTGTTAGGCGCCATGATGGCGCTTATCTGTTTAAGAGTAAGCAGCCAGTATTAACGCCAGAAACGGACCTTGATACTGATCTTCGTATGGAGGAAGAAGAAGCTGAGGAACTCATGAATGATTTTTTTTCAACATTCAATATCCCAAAAGATAAGTTTAATATTAAAATCTATTATCCAGATGAACCTTTCTCATGGAATCCATTCAAAAAAACAGCGCCCATACCTGTTCCAGATTTCACTATAGGGATGCTTATTGAGTCCGCCAAGGCTGGTCGCTGGTTGTATGACTGAAATAGGCTGGGCTTAATTGCCCAGTTTCGCTTTGGTTAAAACCACCGGCAATTTTATGTTGTCGGGAGAAACGGGCCACATGATATCCGGCGCTGTACTCACATCAATATCATCAAGCGCTATACGATATGACTTCCACAGTTTCAGCTCTGCTGCTTTATCTTCCCCCGCCTCAATCCTATCTTTTAGAATCTCTATTCTATCGCTTGCATCACTTATCAGCTTTGATTTTTTGAGTTTCGCTTGAGCAACAAATTCCGCTTTCTGAGCTGCAATGTCTGTAGCTGAAGGTCCGCTAGTCTCTACCCACTGCCCGCCTGCCCATTCGCCGGTAACTGGATCTACAGTAGCATTTTGATACTGTGCTTTGTAGTAGCCGTCACCGACTAAATCAGCTGTCCAGTTTTTGGGTAAATATCCTTCGATATGATCTTCAATATAAAAACCATCATCATCTAATATGTTAATTTTCATTATCATCCTTATTCTATTGATATGTTGGCTGCAAAACTTACATAGTCAAAATTATTGACGTTGTAGATAAACACGTCACCAGTAGCCTCGATTGCCGCGAACGCTGACTGCTCCGATGTTGACCGTGAAACAACAGGATAGCGAGTGCTTCTGGCTGGGCGGTACCCGGCTGGTAGTGTTAGCATTGCCACTCCATTTGAACCCCCGCCAGCGGTTATTGTTACTTGAGCAAAACCATTTACTTTGCGGCACGCTACCATCTCGCCTTGAAAAGGTACCCACCCATTCTTCAGTGTTAAATTAGTCCACGCCGTATTTACAACTTTGCTAGCAGTAAACGCATTTGACTCTAAGCTTGTAGTGCGCGATGAAAGTTGTGTTATCTGCGTTGCTAATTCGAGCGCGTTAATTTGCCCTTCATTGAGAGCTGAACCAGCTAACTTTATGATATAGCAACCCGTGGCGTTGACAGGGCGGTTTTCAACTGCGGTTGGTACAACTAATGCAGAATCCAAAGCAATAGTGGAAGCACCAATTGCTGGTTGCCCTACATTTGCCGGGGCTGCTCTACCATCCGCAGCCCCGGAGGCTGCAAAAGCTCCACTAATATTGCCAAGATTTTGACCATAGGAAACATTAATTAGACCCCCGACATTACCAACCGTACCGGTGATTCTCCTGCTAGCATCCCCTTGAATTCTGCCGATTTCTCCGAACGAATTCTTGCCATCGCCGCGAGTAAATGCGGCCCCCAAAGAACCGTCTGACTTGCCGTTCAGGTCGCCGATTCTGAAGGTAGTGCTACCATCCCCGAGCGAAAAACACGCACGAAGAATCGGGTCTCTAATCCATGATTCATCTGTAACAAGCGAGTATCTCCCACTTAATATTTCAGCTAAAGCGAACGGAAATAGATTGCGTAATAATAATTGACCGTCCAACGGTGCCCAGCCCGCAGGAATATAATTTCGGCTCATGTGCCACTTCACACTTAATAGAAATTCGCCACCGGTCCTTTCAAACTGTTGAAATGTGACAGGCTCTAATGGCTCTGTTGCATCACCTGCCAACTCTACTGGGCCTGTGAACGCACCACCAGTTTTTGGCATTACATCGCCGACGCTTTCTGCTGAAGCATGCGCCTGCTGAGCAAAACCCTCAGCCTCATCTCTAAAACCTTTTGCTGCATTTTTATCTACTGTAGATATTCCTGCGTTCTGTTGTGCTGTTTCCGCACTGATTGCCGCTAACGCTTCCGATTGAACAGCACTGTTTGCCGCGGTTGTTGCCTTGACTTCACTATCTCGTGCGGCGATAGCTGCTTGTGTTGTTTCGCCATGCTGTTGAGCAACTGTCTGAGCTGTGTCATCTACCGAGGATTTTATCTGTTCACTTGCTATACGTGCCGCTTCGGCACGATCCGCATCAGTTTTAACTTGTAACTTAATTTTTTCTGCTGTCCGCTCGGCTGCAAGTGTTGACGCATCATCGGCTGCTGTGGCCGCTGCTGACTGGGCTGAGTCGCGATATGAAAGAGCATTTTGCTCTGACAGTAATGCTGAATCGGCACTGGCTTTAGCACTCGTTTCACTTATCGCCGCTTCCTGCTGAGAGAGTGCAGATGCATCCGCACTTATGCCCGCTTGGTGGGTATACACCTTGGCTGTTGCAAGCGCCTCAGACAAATCCTTTGCATACAACATAGCTTCATCGCGTGAATGACCTGCGCTCTCTGCCGCATCTGTAGCACTGATTTCTAAAACTTTTATTGTTGCAAGATCATTGGCGACCTGCTGTTGAATCTGGCGGAAGTACAGGATCACATCAGGTGTGAGTTCCGACTCCATGATCTGCTGCTTCAGCAATTGATTGAGTGTGCTGGGGCCTGTGGTGTTATCCAGCGTGACCGCGCCATAAACAAAACTACGGCCATTCGCAGCCACTGTAATGGAGTAGCTGCCCTCTTCTAACTGGATGCGATATGTACCCACCCCGTCCGTTCTGACTGTGGCCGAAAAGGCATTGAGCACAGTAAGGCTATTGGTAACCGCTGTGAGGGTGATCTGTGCATTGACTACTGGCTCGCCGACCGGGTTAATCATAATGCCGGAAACTGTTACGCTCACTGCCCACCTCCCTGGTACTGCGCTTCTTTCAATTGCTGGGCGAAACTCTCAGAATTTTGCTTAACCCCCAACTGATCGCTAAATGCTTGATAGTGCTGCATGGCTAAATTGAGGTTTGCCCCCGCTTCACCATCTTTACTAAACGAACGAAACAGCATCCAATCCACCAACGGATTCACATAAAGCTCGTCAATCGGTACTGGTGTTTTATCTGCCAGGTCATTGATAGCAACGGCCATCGGAATTCTGGCCACTACAGCATCAATATCGACTGGCTCTGCGGGGCCGGGAAACAGGTAATACACTTTGGGTGTCAATTCGTTATAGGTGTAACGCTCAACAGAACCCGTCATCTGATGCCAATCAGGATATTGGCTATCAAGTACATCACGCGGTACCGGCCTTAATGCCCTGCCGTCTACTAAGCGAATCATCTCAATTAAGCGGATAACGCCATCCGGCAACGTTTGTTTAGTCCCAATCGCAGCGGTAATCACTTCGGTCGTTGCCCCAGCATCTGGCCGTGCAAGAATGACTGCCCGGACGGCATCATTGTAATAATCACATAGCTCCGCCAGCGGCCAGCGCAACCATGCAGTATCTTTGAGCTGGGTATTAACCCGCCCAATAATCTCGGCAATAGTGATCATTAGAAGAACTCGTGTTTACGAATGGGGTTATTGAAGGCGGTGATCGGGGAGTTATCCAGCGCCTCACGAAATGCGCGGCGATAACCATCAACAAAGCGCACGCCAAAATATTGTGAGCGCTGCGGATCGGTCCACGGTTTGCCCGGCATGATAAATAAATCTTCCAGCGCACCAATGGCGATCACATCAGCGTAATCATCTGCCAATACATCCGGCACTTCAGTTACATCACGCTTGGGTTCAATGGCAAAATCCACCGTCACTTTGGTCAACGGCTGATTGAAGATGATTTGATTGGCAGACTTGACGGTAAATTCAATACCTGCCGTCAACATAATACCCGGCGCACTGGCATTACTAAGCTGATTAGTGAGGTCTACAACCCGTAGCCGCTTGACGCATTTCACCAGCTCACTGTCCGTCAGGATATAAGTCGTGCCCGGAGTAATATCATTAAAAGTGACCGCGTCACGGCAGAGTAATGACTCACGACAAAAGGTGATCGCGGCTTCTAAAGCGGCCTGTTTCATCATGATATCCAGCGGGCCGCTGATATGCTTTCGTATAGCCGGCAGAAATGCGTCAAGTGTTGCCATTGTTATTCGGCCTCAGTGCTAGCGGCGCTCTTGGCCTGAATGGCTGCACGGACACGGGCGCGGAAGTCATCTACCTTTTCCTGAGCACCCTGTTTGATATCCAGATCTTCAGATTCGACTAACGTTGCCAGTTGAACAGACGTCAGTTTGGCAATATCGACATCATCACCGCCAATCGTCAGGACAAAACTATTCTTCGCAGCCTCTAGTACGGCCAGCGCTGCGAGGCGTACCGCAAGTTCTGCATGCTCTTGTTCCGATGTTTGTTGCAGATTGAGCGTACTTTCCAATTCATCATGTCGGATAAATACCGTTGGGAAATCCAGCAGTTGATGAGCAATAGCACTTTCAACTTCAACCGGTTTATGGCGCGGGAAGACCAGGCGGCTACCGGTAATAGTGTCGCGTTTTTTTTCTTTTAGGCCGATATAGACCACGGCGATTTTGTTAGGCATGAGAGACTCCAGATTGCGGGTAGTAAATAACAGACAGTAAAAAGCCCACCGAAGCAGGCTGAGAAGGGAAAGGTATGAAATTAGTAACCGACAGCCACGTACAGGATATTCACCACCAGTCGGCCATTGGCTACACCACCGGCAATGACCGCAGTCACTTTCTCGTCGGCTGTTTGTGTGCTGTAAGGAACAATTGGCACATTCTTCGCGACAGCGGCGGTATGGCTGGCGGCGGCCACTAATGTGGTGGTTCCGCTCTTAACCTCTACGGTTACACCTGCTCCAAGTGCCTCACTCACGACACTCACACCATAAATCCGCATACCAATAGGCAATTCCAAAAACTCAATCACATCACCGGCAGCAGCATCTTTCAAAATAATCTGCCCTTCAGCCAGTGACAGGTTTCCTTGCGGGCCTTGATATACCGCATCGCCAATAGAAGGCGCTTTAATAATTGTCATAACATTTTTCTCCAGACAAAAAGAGAGCAGACCGAAGCCTGCCCCTTGGGGTATTAGCGTATTGAATTACTGAGGGATTACTTGCCCAGAGTGACCGCTGAGTCCACTACCATGACGCCGTGGTCATTGACTCGACCATCTTTCTGTTTGAAGCGGATCTTCTTCAAACCGTTAATCCAGCGGATAGAGACTTCGGTACCGTTGCCATGGTCAACTTTCTCTTCGTTGTAACCAAAGAAACCACCGCCATCACCGGTACCGTAAGCGTTAGCCAGTGCCTGACCGCCCAGCAGCATAGCGCGGTCAATGGTGGTACCGGTGGTGATAATCTTGGTGGAAGCCGCCAAGTCATTATTGGATACCAGCACCTTAGAACCCGTATTAAAGCGAACGGGGGTACCGCCATATTTACGCACCAATACGTTACGCCACATGGCACATTCGCCTTTGAACAGCGGGTGATCGAAGCCCTTAGAACGCTGCACTGCTCGGGTCATCATTGCTTGCCAGTCTTTACCCGACGTGGAGGTATACCAGTCATTCCACTGGCGTGGTGTCACGTACAGCACAAAGTACGGATCCTCATTAGCCAGTTCATCTTTAGACATGCGGATCGGCTGTAACGGGTGAGCCATTTCATCAAGGAACAAGGCAATGTTATCGACAGTGGTCAGCGTGAACAGGTCCGCTGCATCCAATGTTTCCATTGAGGTTGCATCACCAGAGTAGAAATGACGGTCATAAGTCGGCGGCAACACATCGTTAATCATGATTTTGCCAAATTCACCATGATCAGCCAGTGGCACGATGGTGTCATCGGCCATGTAATCGCCACGCGCCCCCGCCAGATGGAAGGTCGCAGACTGATCCTGCACATCATTGAAGTAAGTCCCCAGCAAGGTGCGGGCGGTCTTATTCAGGTTGTGTTTGAAACGCTGCTCGGACATCTTGCCGCCCGCATCAACTAAATGGCGGCCTTGGTTAATCTTCAAAGCAAAGTCTGCAAACGCCAGATTTTCACCGCGACCGGCCAACTTCTCATCGCCCATCGTCGGGCGCTTCGACAGTTTGTGAACGATTTGCATATCCACTTCATCGCCTTTCTGCTTTTGCAGATCAGTGATACGCACCACGGGCGCGTTGTGGCTTGTCTGGGTAGTCCCTTTTTTATCAGGATTGACTGACTTCGGCGCTTCCTGTTGTTCGGTTAGTACGTTAACAAATGAGCGGTTACGGTTTGCAGCCGTGAACAGCGCGACCTGCATTAGCTTATTCGCCTGGGCAGAGGTGATAGTCGTCATAGATACTCCATAAATGAAAAACCCGCCGTAGCGGGTTGAGATTTAAATCAGTAGGGTTATTAGATTGCCTGGTCTAACAGCGCCTCAATTTGGGCATCCGTCATACCGGCAAACATGGCCTGTAGCTGATCAGGCGAAGCATTAGCAGCTTGCTCCAAAGGTGAGGCCGTATGAGTTGTTGTTACCCCAAGATCTGACGGTGAGCTAGGTACTTGCGTCGCCGCAGTTGCAGCGGCCAATTTCTCAGCGGCAATCCGTTGAACATCTGAGTTGGTCGTCGTGGCGGTGGTTGTCGTAACCTGCTCTTGTTGAGCCGATTCACCGTAGGCGGCCTTGGTGCGTTTCGCGACTTCCACAAAGCGCTCAGTTAAAGACTTATCTTTCCATGCAGGGTCATTTTGCAGATTAGTATCAATGTGTACTGCCAGTGTGAAACGGTCAGGATCTTGGTCCTGCCATGACTTCAGGTCAGGTACAGCATTCATGGCATCCATTACTGGGTTGCCGTTCGTGACCGGTGCTGGCTGACTCTGCTGCAGGTAATCGATTTTCTGCACCATCGTGTCCAGCACTGCCGCCATCTCGGGGAAACTATCGCGTATGGCATCGATTTGTTCAGGTGTAACCTGAGCCTTCTCAGGTAATGGAGCAGGTTGCATACCAGCGAAGTTGATTTGTCGGGTCAACGCCTCAAGCTGGCGCTTTGTATCAGCTAACTCAGTTGCAGCTTGCTGATTGGATCCTGCCAAACGCTGTTTTTCTGCCCGCTCGGCCACCAGCACGTCGTAAGGAATAACGTGCTGACCATCTTTGCTGAGAATGCCTTTCGGTTTCTCAGAACCTTCAGTGGTTACCGCTTGCGTGGTGGCTGTCGTTTTAGTGATCGGCACTCCAGTGACTTGCGCTGTAGTCGTCGCGCCCGGCGTCAGCTCGTCTTTCTTATCGCCCGTATTTACTACTGCTGCACTTGCATCGTTAGTAACAACAGTAACGGGCGTAGTCGTAACCGCTGTTGTCTGTGTTACATCAGAAATATCCACATCACCAAATCCATCGATTAGCGCTTCCAACTCTTCTGGCGTTTCATTACCTGTTAATTCAATGTCCACGTTATAACTCCTGCATGACTATTTACCGGATAGATCCGAATGAGGAAGGCGTATCGCTGCCCATGCGAATAAACACTCTTGGGTAAGAGCGCTTAGCGGCATAAACCGAATTGGTAGAAAAAGAAAAGCCCACGCGTTGTGGGCAAGTTATTCAGATGAAAATCAGAGACGCCAGAAAGCAAAAAGCCCCGCGTTTAGGCGAGGCTTAATTCGGTGCAATGTAGTGCATCTTTCGGAAATTTAGCGCTTATTCTGCATGCTTGCAATAGCTAGAGTGGCAATTGATCAATTTGTCCCTGAATAGTACTCATCATTTCATCACGTAAAGCGCCTATCTCCTCGGTTACATTCTGCATGTCTTGCAGCACTTGGCCCGTTTTAGCCTGAGTATAAGCATCATTGAAGCGCTGACCATTGGCCAATGTGGCCTCATGTTCCGCTTGGGCATTAATGCGTTGTGCTTCGGCTTCCAATTTTGCAACCTTACCAGCAATTTCGCGCATGGCGAGTTCTTGTTGTTGCTGCTGTAGCTGTTGCTCCTGCTGTGCGGCTTGCTGTTCTTCGGGTGTCATTTCATCCGGAGATTTCGGTGTCCCCAGCGCCCCACGGATCCGCTCAATAAACTGCTGTTTGTTCGGCAGGTCTAGCAGTTCTACCCACATATCAAGCACGCTGACTTGAATCTGCGGCGGTAACCCGACAATAACTTCAGACAATCGTTGCGCCAGTTGTGATTTATAGGCCGGTGTCTGTTGAATCGGTGCCAGTGCGATATGCGCTCGCAGGCGTGATATGTCATTATTCATACCCCCCACTTCTTCTTCGGCATTCAACACCACCTCTTTGCGCTTACGAGGGTCATCACGATTGATTACCACTGGATAATTCCTGCGCTTTGTTAATTCCTCCAGCAAATAGCACAGTAATAACTGGCCGACCTGCTGGCAAGCGAACTGATAGTTATCGTTGATCTCCGCCAGAGTGGTCGCCCCCTGCTCGACCAGATTGCTGATGGCTACTCCACTGGCCGCGTTGGAATCTTGCCCGAGGAATGCAGAGTAAACCCCAAGCCCATCTTGGATCAGCTTCATTGACTCCTGCATCACCTGAAACTGCTGCTGGGCGACTTGGAAGTCCTGCTGGATATTTAATGCGTCTGCGGCGGTGGTTTTATTGGCGCGGTTGGGGTTGAGATTAATGACCCCATCTGGGCGTTCGATCTCTTCGGCCAACTGTTTATCGGTCATGTTTGTCGCATCCGCATCCTTAATCACTCGCTTGGCCTGCAATAGCCAAGTCAGTTTGATGCGACGGAAATTGACTTCATCCTGTGCCGGAATAGCACGGCAGGCCAAACCATAGGGCGCTCCGGTCTTATCTTTGCGATAGCCCCAGAATGGGATCAGCGGAAACATGCCTTGCGGCGCGGTACAGGGGCGGTCAATGATAAAGTGAGGGCCAACAAACCACGATTCGCGGATCCGGCTGACTCGCGCCATGGTTATCTGCACCCGACCAGTGGCCACTGCTACTGCATGCATCACGTTATTCTTGTCGTATTCCACCACTCGACCATTACTCAGTTGCAGGATGGGCAGGCGCTGAAATGTTCGATAATAGATAACCTGCAATAATACGCGTTTACGGTTTGATGTGACCCACTCGGTACTCTCACGGCTCCATGATTGATACTCTTCGTACGCACTGATCAAATCAGACTCTTGTCCCTCCGCTAAGCTAGTATCAACAAAGCCCTTCCACTCGTTGAGTGAATAATCGATTATTTGTGCTTTATCCGGGAAAGTCCCTTTAACCTCGTCCACATCCAGCCAGCGCTTACGCATCAGCCAACGGCAATCACTTAGATCCGCCTCGCGGCTGAACCAATCCCAATAAACTTCATTACGATGAACGGTAGAGACTTTGAATTTATTGGCAAACGGATCATCATTACGACGCACCTCCACCCACGATAACCCGGCTTTGATTTGCTCGGCATAAGCATCACTGCGGGCCTTATTCAAGCCACTTAACCGGCAAGCATCAGCAAACTCAGCATTAACGGCCTCGGCCATGACTTCCATTTCTTCATTGGGATCATCAGCAATCACCATTAAATCAGTACGTGTCTTGGCTTCCATGCCCAACACGCCGTCAATCGTTGGTGCGATAAGGTTATGTTGCGTCAAGGGTTGTCCGCGTTCTCGCAGCTTTGCTACCACTTCTGGTGCAAGCTGATCCCCGTCATAATAAGCACAAGCAGTATTAGCACTGGTGCGCCAGTCTGGCTGATGGTCAATATCTGAAGAAATATCCATCAAGCGCTCAAGTGTGAAACGGTCACGGTTTACTGGCTGAGCAGACTCAGTTTGATTAGTAGCGGTATTCATCAGATAGCCATCCAGTGTTTAGGTTTCGAGCGGTCAATAGGTGTGTGTTTTGGACGTGCTGGCATACGTGCTCTCATTTCTTGTGCAATTGCATAGCTCATCACCTGGTCATCGAAGCAACCCGTTTGGGCATTCATACGGCCCCGCGTGTCATAAACGTAAGTGTTCAATTCGTTGATGGTGCCAATCCAGCGAACACCGGAGGCGTTCTCTCGAAGCAATGTTTTAAGCCCCTCAATAATGACCGGCTTGCTTTGTGCGGTAGTTAACCAGCCCAGTTTTGGCGTTTCATCATCGTGGTCACGGTCGAGATATTGCTCTGAATAGATAGATCGGTGTGGGTAAACTTCGCGTAATTTTTGTATGACTGCGTGGCCGTGGTTGTTCCGTTCAGGACCAATGAAGGCCGTGTTGTACCAACGGCCAACATGGGCCATCAGTTGAGCGAATAGCTCAGCATCAAGATAGCCGAACCAGTGAGCGACCTGTTCACCGCTAGACTTTTTCACCACATCAAATGATGATCGGTCACGGTTTTCCAGCCCTTCAGCCACATCACCGCCAATGGCGTAATCTTCATCAGGGTCCGGCAGTTCCCACACCAATAAGTGATTCAGCAATGTGCGCTGAAGTTCTTCGGAATTACCTGCACGTAACGCCTGAACTTTGGTTCTTTTGCCAGTGACAGGCTCAATGTCATATACCAGCAACGGAGACTTACACTGACCTTCGGCCTGCATGACATTGATTGCGGTGAATACGCGGCGGCCAGAGGTGAGAAAGGCCTCAGACGGCGTGCTGGGGAATTCCTGTTTCATTTCCTCCTGCTGCTCAATTTCTTTGCGGATATACCACTGCTTTTGTTCATCAAGCAAAGTGATACCCATCGCTTGCTCAACAGCAGCAAAATACTCCTGATGGTATTTACTTAAACGCAGGCCGCCAGCGGGTACAGGAGCCTGATACTTAGGATCATGCCACCAGGCAAAGAAATGGAATTTATAATCTTGTGATGTGAGCGGTAGATTTAATTGGCCTAAATCCATGGCTCGCGTGCTCATGGTGTGGAAATCACCGCCTACGCCTTCGGCAGTGCTTTCAATAAAGACAATGCAGCCGTCTTTGATGGCGTTAAGTGTCCCCGTTCTGACCTCTTTCGCCTTGGCCGGATACGTAGCGCAAATCTTTCCATGCTCTGAAATATGTAACCGTTGAACTGTCCCCGAACGAAATGAGTTTGATACGCGTATCTTGGAACCGTGGGCAAACTCAATATGCCCACCATTTGCTCCTTCACGTCGAGTGCTCACAGGAAAGGTGGCGCGTAACCAAACAGGCAAGTTATCAAAAGGAATAGATATTTTGGTGCTAAATATTTCCCCTGCCGCTGGTAAATCCTGGGCGATGATCCCGCAAGAGAGATTGTTGTTAAACAGCGCTTGATCCAGAAGGTAAATATCTATGCCCGTTGAGAAGCCTAATTGACGGGCTTTTAGAATGATATTTCGATAGTGCATATTTTTGAACAATTCCCGCTGCGCGGGACGCATACGGAAGGTTACCAGCTCACCATCTTCATTGACGATCTTGTACAAGTTATTCAACCGCCACCAAACATCAGATAAGTGTGCTTTGATATAGGCGATCTGTTCTGCCTCCCCCATTGCTACAATGTCTGTATCGTTAAGCCTATTATCTTGTGTCACAGCAAACCATCCTGCCCTGAATCTCTAACTTCCTTCACCGCTTCACTGAGTGGTGTTGTGACCCCTTTGCCTTCCGAAGTTAATTTTTGGGTTTCCGCCTTCAGCTTAGAAGTGGCTGCTTTGATACGATACATATCAGCCGTTAAACGAGGCCCATTGATGGCATCCAGCCTTAATTTACTCAAACTATTCTCTATTGATTCAATGCGACCAATATTTCTATCCAGAGCAGATTCCGCCTTTAGCAGCTTGTCATACAGTTCGATACGCGCTTCAACTGATCCCGCCGCCACGAGATCCTCGTGGATTTTCCGCATGGTTTTAGTAACAGACAACGCACGCGCTCGAGTGAATATCAGTTCGTCATGAAGATCGGAATCTGCTGCAGCCTCAAACAAGTCATCTGCATCAAGATATCGAGCATAAGCACCGTGCTTTCTTGCCGTTTGGTTTCCGGGAGTGAAGGCACCAACGGGATTGGGATTACCTGAATTACCTTCTGAATGACGATTACCCTTGCTGAATCGCCCGTCTCCAGACCTTCCGGAGTTCGGTTTCTCGGGGGGCTCAGAGTCCGGATCGCTGTCATCGTCTGCGTCCGATGATAATTCCTGTTCCTCCTCTTCCCCTTCATCACTGTTTGCGCACTGTTGCGCAGTAGTATCTGATTGCGCATTGTGCGCAGTTCTACGGGGTTTCTTTTGCGCAGACTGCGCAGCACGAGGTTTGATGTAGCGGCGTGCTGATTGGTAATTAAGCCCATGCTGTTCACACCATTGCTGAGCGGTAATCCCTGTATCTGCGTTGTCCGCCAGAAATGCAGTTTGTAACGCTTCCCAATCATGCTTTGCCATAGTGTTCTATTGGTCTGTTGTGGGCCATTATTGAGCCACCTCTTGGGAAGTGACTCTGTAATGACTTAAACAGCCTGAATCCCTATGTTCTTATCAGCACGGAGAACATCCAGTACATGCTGGCCACTTAGCGTCCTTACCGGTTCCCGTAACTCAAATGGGAAACCATCGACTTTCACGATTTGCCCAATAGGCAATTCATACTCACCAACGGAGTTGACCACTGTCTCATTACCTACGATGGTCCAGTCCTCTGCTAACATATCCGTTTGGGATGCCAGCCAGCCTGGTTGCATTTCACCAGTAGCTGTTTTCATGTCAATGTGGGCGTTGATAGTCACAATACCTTGGGGAGAAACGGCTAAATCTGCGTATGGTGTTCCCTCGCAAGGTTCTACATCTTTAGTGCCTGAGATAAGAATTGGAAACATCCCTTTGCCATTCCACCCAATGCGGGCCACCTTATGTCCAGCTTTCAGTGCTTGAAGTGCTTGTCCGAAATTCATAGTAATTTCCTGTTGAAGTGATTTGTTAACCTAGTTTGGCGCGCACAAGACAATCCTTGGCCTCTAATAACTTACGCAGGCCAGCCGCTTTCTCTGCGCTATCGGGCAACTGCTCATCCATTGCAATAGCTAAATCACCAATTGGCTTACTGACTTCCTGAAGCACTGGTGGTAAATGGGTATATGCAAAATATTTGATAATTGGTGAATGCATGACTCACTCCTGTTTGCTTTGTTGTTGTGATGGCAGACTGCGGATCGATTCTCTATCGTTATTAGCTTGGTCTAACAGGGTCAGCAACGGGTCAATCCACAACACGGCTTGGCGGTATGTCATTCTGCGGGGGGAAGTGGTACCAGCAGCGGTTCCGTCAGGCTGGCCGGAATTGCGCATTGCCCTGGCACGTAAACGGTTCGTATAGTCGTACATCCGCTGAGCAGTAGAATCAGGGATGTACTGATTAGCGCATTCCTCAACTTTGAGGTCTTTGCGGTTTTCAATTTGCCTTTCCTCGCTTTTGCCAGAAATGGTGACATTATAACTACCGGCTTGCGCCGCTATCTCATTTGAGCGCTGGAACTGGAAAGCCTGTAATGCCAGAGTGGCTTTCGATTCATCCAGATCAGATTGCAGTTGCAATAATTGCCTGCCTTTCTCCGCAGCAGATTGATGAAAATAGAGTGCGGTACCGCCGAGGCACAGGACCACAATTGCGATAATGAATTTTGTGGACATATCAGGATCCGGGCTTAAAGCCGTTTGCTATGAAAAAAGCAGGGGTAATGGTAGACACCAGCAATTCAGATTTCACGTAGCGTTACCAAAGCAGCTTAAAAATGGGTATTACTGGCTAATTTATAAGGGGTTTATGGCATCAGGCATAATTCGCGCTCGACTTCACGGCGATTCACTAACCCCTTCCAGACCTTGCCACCTGCCTTAATCCATCTGCGCAGCTCATCGCACGCGCCAGAAGTGTCGCCACGGTTGAGCTTTTTCACCATGGTGGAATGGGTCATTGCAGTAATACCAACGTTGTAGCCAAATGATGCCAATGCGGCTTTGCGGAAATCAGGCATTGGAACGTTAACGATGCGGTCAATGGTGGCAAATACGGGGATCAGATCTTGGTGTAGCAAAGCATCACATTCAGCATCGCTATAACGTTTGCTGGGAATAATATCTTTGCCGGTATGACCATCGCAGACCGTTAGCACGCCAACCACATCACGATAAGGGGTATATTCGCGCCCTTCCAGACCATCGCTGCCGCCCACCATGGCGATTGCTATTGCCATTGCACCGCCGATTGCCGCACCTATGACCTTCTTGCGCAACGCGGGGGACATTGCCATTATTCCCCCTTCGCCGCTTTCCGCTTATCTTCGCGCATTTTGAAATATAGGTTGGTTAGGAATGTTAGGAAAGCAAACATCAAGCTACCCAGCACACCAATAGCCGCCCATTGCTCAGGGGCAAATCCATTCAGTAATTGTTTAAACCAAAACAGTGCGCCGCCACCGCTCGCGGTATAAGAGATACCGGTTGTGAGCCTCTCCATTTTCATGCTCCACCTCCCCGGCTTGGGGAAATAAAAAAGCCTGCTGGGCGAACCATGCAGGCTTTGGGTGTAGTCAGGACTGACCGGAACTGACCAATAAAAAACCGGAGCAGCTTTTAAGCATACTCCGGCATCTTTGTGTAATTTAGCGCGTTAATGATGTAGGGTCAATCATTGGTCAAAAGTCTTTTTCTAGCTGAATTCTTTCAATTAAAACCTCACCAGCACTCGATTCTTCAACATATAGCCAATGCATACATTCTTTAACCAGAGGCACATATTGCGCCGCCCAATCCCCACCGGATATCTCAGCCCCTATGATACCCATAGATTTGCGCAGGTGTTCCATTGTAGGCGGTATACGGCCACTGCCGCCGCACTCGTTGCATATTTCGGGATGAGGCCGCAGGGTTTTACCGGCACCGTGACAACGGGGGCAGACTTGCTTTATCGCCGCCTGATGATTAGCCCACGCCCGCAGTGCACCACGTTCTGTTTTGATTTTAGACTGAAGGGTTTTTATTTCGTCTGCCAGTAATGCGATAGTGCCATCATCAAGTGCCTGCGCTTTATCTCTTTCCAGTAATTTGATTTGCTGCTGGAGTCCATCAACGACTTTTCTGGTGATACCTGTACGGGAGCCGTAACGACGCAGTAAAGTGGCAATTTGCTCTACCTGCGCCGGAAGGTTTCTATCCAATACCATATTAAGTGCCAACTGGCAGGCAGCAATAGCTCGCGCTGGATGTGGTCGCTTATGCAACCACGCACCAATGCCCGCCCGTAAGCGCTGCTCGGCTTGGCAGTCATTACGGTATTTGGTCATCAAGATATCGAAGCCAATGGGATGTTGGTGCTGGCAGGTGGCGAAAGTCCCTAATATCTGGTCTTTGGTCAGAACGGCACGACCCCGGCCAATATTCAGCGATTCAATGCTGACGCAGCGCGGATCGTGCATTTTGATAAGTTGTTCAATTGCAGTGGTCATTGGTCAGTCCTGTGTTTTAAATTCACAGGAATGATTTTATAGTTCATCCCGTAATTCGCAACAATAAATAAATCAATTGCAAATTATGGAATATTTAATTGCGGGCATCTTCCACCAAATTTTTAGCTTGCTCAATTATTTCTTTATAGAACCGCGCTCTCAATCTTTCACCAGAAGGGCATGGTTGCCGAGGTCGATTATTCGTTAAGCTTAAATTTTCACACCATGTAACAATTTCCAATTCTTTTTGAGTACTTAAAATCAACTCGGATTTATCAAACCAATCTCTAACTGAAAGGATAAACTCATCTGATAATGTGTTGTTTTCGAGTTTGGATAAACGATTAGACACCCCTTCTACTTCGCCTTTAACAGCAGTCACTTCTTGTGCTAGTTGCTCTTGCCGGATGATAGTGTCAGCAACCATACGTGACGTCTGAGCAACAATTTCAGCCATTTGAGCTAAAGCCGAGCCTTGCAATGTCATTGGTGGCGGGTATTCGCCATGTTTCGTTAGTGATGGTACAACCTCATGGTATATCCAACGCTGAAACTTCCTCCCTGCTTTTGACTTGTCAGTCCCCATAACTCGATTTAAACCAGGCTGGGTAATGAATACTTCCTTTTCTCCCACAAAACCCTCGTTAGGCACTGGTAACAATGTGTATTCGTCTTGATCTAATTCTTTTATTTGGTTTTTTATCAATGTAGGAATATACCGAGTAGGGTTAGCAACACCTAACTCCCTATTCTCCTTACTTAAAACAATAAAAATATCCCGTAACGAAAAATGGAGAATGCCATCAATATAGCAAGTTCTTATATTATTAGAACCGTCACCACTACTTCCCTCATAACACACATTTATCAAGTTTCTGTTTCCAGACATTATTGAGCACCTTTAATCATCAATAAATCACCTTATACACTATGCAAATTCAAACATCGGTAGAAAGAAAGCTTATTTTATAAAATAGCTCTCTATAATCTCCTTCGCGCTATCATAACAAAAGCAAATTTCCACTTGATAACCTACATCACATAATTTCGTAATCCACTGATTTTGTTCGACTGACACTTTACCTCTCTCTGACTTCATCTCTATCCACAACCCCGCATACCCACCGCGCGGCAGCGCCAGAAACAAATCTGGTACGCCTTTCCTCAAACCTAGCCGCTTGGCATCCCTCGCCGCCTTTGGTCCACGTTTCCCCTCATTGGGTATATGGATCAGATAATCCCCGATACAGATACCATCGATAACGGTTTTATCTGCCCACTCAATCAGCGCGGCCTGTTCCTCCATTTCCTCCTGGTGGTTAACCTTACGAACTATCCCATTACGTACTTCCAGCTTTGCTGCTGTCCCAATGATTTCGATGGCATCTATGCTATTAAGCAAATTGGCCTCCTTTAGCGGTTACTAACGATTCCTCCAGCCAGATCCTAAGCGTGGTATGCAATGCCAATAATATCGTTTCCTCAAGCTCTCCGGGCTGCCAGTTATAAGGCACCCGGCCATCAATAACATCATGGCAGCAGTTACACCCAAATACGGCCCAGTAGTCATCTGACTTATACCCCATGCCGTGGGTTGAACTGGGTAAATGGCACAATACCGTTGTTTCTGGATTGCTGTTACAGATGCCGGGTATCTGGAGCGTGCAGCATTGGCCCCGCGCAGAATCGCGCAGGGCTTTGCTTCTAAATGCCGAAGATTTCATATCAATACTCCAGCAACCGGTTAACTGCCTGTTCCATCTCATACTCGTCATCAAAGTGCTGGCCTAATGTCTCATTCCAGATAACACCGGCCACCCCTTTATAAATTCGGTCAAAAACGCCCTGATCCATATTCACGAACGCAATACTCCAGCGCTGCTTCAATGTGCCGCCCTCTGGGTTGGGCATCAGGTCATAGAATCCGGCTTTGATCATGACGTGGTTGAAATAAGCGGAGTCCGTCTTTACCGCCTCTCCATCAAACCTTTTCTGGCGCTGCCTGATTACTCTGTCTAGCACCGCCTGAGCGATAGACTTTGTCACCTTCTCATAGAGTTCCGGATCTCCTGCAGCGCTGCCCACAGCTTTAGCTACCTCGTGAGCTATCCACTCTTCAGGTGCGCTAACAAAGGTCCAATCCGGTACCCAATAAGAGAACCCCAGCTCGAGCAGTTTCCAGAACTTACGGTGATGCTTCAGGTTGCGCCGGTCACCAATTGGGCTCATTGAAATTGGAGTGCCCGCAGGCACCCCCTTCATAGTTTCCCGATCATGGTCAGTGGCGTACTTGATTCCACCCCCAGGTAACAGCACGCCCAATACTTCAGTCTTTTTCTTTCTCGGGGACTTAGTTCGCGGTGCTGTTGTCATGCCGCCACCTCATCGCGATCTACACACATTTCTGGCAGATTGGCCCGAACCAGCGCTTCCGCAAATGGCGGTGGCACCGCATTACCACAGCGGGCTACCTGCTTATCTTTGGCGTATTTAGTACCGGTGTAATCGCGGTCGATGATGTACCAGTTCGGGAAACCCTGCGCGGCGTAAAGCTCATGCGGCTGCAACATACGCATACCGATATCCACAATCTGATAATCAATGCCCTCGACCGTCACCAGACCGAACCGGTCATTGGTGGTCACTGTGTGCAGGGGGCCATTCAGGCTAACACCCTCTTTCTCATTGCCGTAATACTTGAGTAAGAAAGCACGAACCTCACCGATATGCAGACCACCGGCAGTGATTGTTGGCATTGGCTGGGTAACCTGCTGACCGTCTTTGCAAGTGCCGCGCAGCTTTATCAGGTTAGAAGTCACCAACGCATGATGATCAACCGTTGTCACTGTGTGGGCTGGCTGATTCAGATCAGCGCCTGAGCCGGTATAGTTGCCGCCGAAGTGTTTAGCCAGGAATGCAGAAACAAGCCGAGACTTGCCACCTCCACCCGCTGTAATAGTACCGCTTGGATCATCAACCACATGCCCCACACTATTACCAAACTCACGAGCAATGATCGGGGCGACAAGAAGGTGTTCAGCCTTACTAGTGATTGTCGTTAGTGGTTTACCCACTTCATACGCCATACGATCGCCACCAAAACCGGTTTGACCGATACGGGCTATGATTGGAGTGACCAATGAGAAGCCAGGCGTTTTGGTAATGGCCTGCAACGGATCAATTAATGGCTGCCCCCGGAAACAGTCATATGTAGTTTTACTGCTGGTGTGGTTACACTTCACGATAAACGGCGTGGGGTTATCCATAACGAAACGTTGAATGCCCCGCGCAATGCGTTTGAGGGTGTTCTCCGCTAGCGGTTTCTTGCGATCGAAAATACTCGGGCAAGGAATTGACCAATCAATACACTCGGCGGCGGTGCGCCACGGTTTACGGTGTCCGCTCTGAACTTCCAATAATTTTGGATCGCCGTGAGTCGGCTCCGGCCACACTACTGGCAAACCATCACAACGCATTACCATAAAGAAGCGCTTTCTGATGGTTGGCGCACCATAATCACTGGCCCGAAGTTCTTTGTGATCAACGACGTATCCCAAACCAGCCTGCAGTCGTTTAGCATCTATACTATTGATATCAATCCCTAAAACCTCGCAGCACTCCTGTAACGCTGGATGTTCGGCATCAATACCCGTAGTCAGCATCGCTACAAATGCGGCGAATGTCTCACCCGCGCGGGCGGGATCGGGGTGTTCTGTGCCATCTTCGGCAGTCAGTAGCGGTCCCCACGTTTTAAACTCTTCCACATTTTCCAGCATCACTACTCGAGGCTTTTTCGCTAACCCCCAACGAATCAGTATCCACGCTAAACCACGGATCTCTTTTTTAACTGGCTTACTGCCCTTCGCCTTACTGAAATGGCGGCAATCAGGGCTGAACCATGCAAGTCCGACAGGTCTGCCGGCGGTCGCGGCCACGGGGTCAATATCGAATACTGACTCACAATAATGCAGGGTGTCGGGGTGATTGGTGGTGTGCATGGCGATAGCATTCGGATCATGATTGATGGCGATATCAACACTGCGCCCGGTTGCCATTTCGATCCCGGTAGAAGCCCCACCGCCACCAGCAAAATTATCTACGATGATCTCTTTCATGATGTTGCTCCCATAGCGGCGGTGAGTGTTGTGGCGGCGGCAATGATGGCATCAGACGGAATACCGTCTAATTTCATACGGTTGATATTGCCTAAGATTTTATGTTGCAGGTCGGCGGGTAATTCAGCGGCACCCGATATTTTGCTGAAATACAGATTTACTTCGACCGGCCAGACGGTGTTGCCAGTTTCCGGTACTGGAATATTTTTCGGCTGGTTTTGTGGTATCAGGCGCTCAGCCTCTCTGCGGATCTGCGCTAAAAATGCCTCACCAGTGGCAAGTAATTGCTCACGGGTGATATAGCTAATCGCAGGGCCACGCCATTCCTTATCGAAAATGGCAATAGCCGCACCAAAACCCGCATTGCAGGCAACTTGAGTGTTATCTTCGGGACGGAACCAAGCCGGTACTTCAAAGCCAATTCTGCCGCGAATGAATGCAATATGGTCTGCTTCTTCAGGCCACCACACCTCTGACGTTGCCGCTTTGGTCAAATAGACATAGCGACCGCCGCGCTGCCGCATTTCGGAGGTATAAGCCATGATGTGCCGCATGCCAGTGATATATTGCCCTTCATGCTTTTTCGCCGTGCTGTAGGGAGGGTTAGCAAATGCAGCGCCATTCAACTCGGTCAGTTTCGTAGCCCAGTCTTGAGTGAGCGAGTTATCTTCCGCAGTGTAATAAGCGGGTGTTTTCGCATTCTCGCAATCACTGAACAGATCCAGAACTAACGGGCCAAACATCGCATTGATACCCCAAAACAAAGCATCTGGCGTGCGCCACTGGTCGCCAATTAATTTCAACTTATGTGTTGGGGCGGACTTGAGAGCGGCCAGATCATGAACATATTGGGTATTGGAGAAATCAATCATGCTGCACACCCCTTATTAATTGGATACGCAGATAAAATACTTTCGATACGAGCTGGAACCAGTTCAGCGTATGCTGGGTTCAATTCGCAAAGAATAGCTTTACGACCACTGCCGATAGCGACGCCAGCAGTCGTGCCACTACCACCGAATGGGTCCAAAATCACGCCACCAGTCGGACAACCAGCCAAAACACAAGGTTCAATTAGTGCTGGCGGGAAAGTAGCGAAATGAGCTTCTTTGTAACCACGAGTGGCCACAGTCCAAACGTTGCGCTTTGCCCGCATACCATCAGAGACAGTATCTTTACGATCAGCACGATGGGTACCCACATTTTGCCCAGGTATAACTACCGCTCGCTTACTGTCTTCCCGCTTGAAGTTATCGCGGGCAGATATCCTGCCGCGATTTCTGTCACTCTTATCCATGCCATGCCCAAAGCCGACGCCGGTATTTTTACCGCTGTAGACAGATGGTTCTCTAATTGCCTCATGATCGAAGTAATAGCTTTTCGACTTACTCAGCAAAAATATATATTCGTGGGCTTTGGTACAGCGGTCACGCACGCTTTCTGGCATAGGATTGGATTTGTGCCAGATAATGTCTTGGCGAAGGATCCAACCGTCATTTTGTAACGCAAAGGCAAAACGCCATGGCATACCATTCAATTGCTTTCCTTTGTCCCAACTATCCCCCATGTTTACCCATAAAGTGCCATCATCACGAAGAACGCGGCGAACCTCACGAAACACCGCGACAAGCCGTTGAATAAACGCCGCAGGGCTTTCCTCTAAACCAATCTGCCCTTCAACACCATAATCACGTAGCCCATAATATGGCGGGCTGGTAATGCAGCTATGAACGGACTGATCTGGCATTTTGCGCATTGAGTCTATGCAATCACCGATAAAAATCTGGTAACTCATTGCATGCCTCCTTGCGTGGTAGGAACCAGACGATAAAACCAAACCCGCTTGCCGCTATCATCGTTACGGACAATTTTGACCTGTTTAACCAACCCATGACGGACAGGATTAATTTCACGCAGACGAGCACTTATAGCGGCCTGGGTATCACCTTCACCGGGGAACATCTGAGACATCAACTTTTCGAGTTCGCGCAGTGTCCGCCAATCAGCACCACTTGCGGCGGTGATCACGCGGTTTAACTGGCTGTTTGCATCACTTATACGGCCAGCTAATTGCATGGATCTTACTGCGTTATTGATACCAACCCTTTCGGCATTGGGTACGTGTGGTTTGATCACCATTACGCGCCCTCCCCAGCAAGCACTTCGCGGGTCCCGTCTGGTGCGGGTTGGGACACAATGCCTTCAGCCTGCATTCTTTCAATCAGCCATGCGGCACGGTTATAGCCAATACGGAGTTCACGCTGTAGCCCCGAAATTGAGGCTTTTCCTTTCGCCTTGGTGAAGTTCACTGCTTCTGGATAGCGATCATCATCGTCCCGTTCTACTCCATCCAAATCTACCCATGAACTGCTGGTTGCCTCGCCGCCCAGCGCATCCACTAGATGGGCAATCAGTGCGGCCAGTTCACCCGCCATCAAAATAAAATCGGCATCAAAACGCTGCGCGTAATCCTCGCGGTCGATATCGTCGTTCCGCTCCAGCAGCGTGGTGCTGTATTTCACTCTCTTCAGGCTGCCATCGTCGGACAGCATAAAGCTAATGCGCCCCTGCCACTCCAATGCCAACTTGGTCACCAGCTTACCGGCGGCGATATGCCCACGGATCTCGTCACTGACTAAATCCTGATGTTTACTGCGCAGAATGCCGCCCTGCTCCAAAACGGCTTTAAGCTCGGCTTCTTCCTGTAAGATGAATCCCGCAGGCGCAGCGCCAGAGCGCAACCACTCGGTTAACGTCAGTTCAATCGGGGTCTCCAGTGTCAAAGGGACCACAGGCAGAGAACCCATGGTTTTGCGCAGCAATGCCAACGCATTTTCAGCTTTCCGCGCGCTGGCAGCATCAATGATAATTAACCCGGCCCCTGCGTTAATCCAGATGGATGTTGTAGAGTATTTGCTAAAGGCCCGAGGCAATAGAGTCTGGATAACTTCATCTTTCAGCGAGTCTTTTTCTGTTTTTTTCAGTTTACGATGTTGCTCTTGCTCCAAACGCTCAACTTTACTCGCCAACTCACGAGCGATAACCGGGGCGGGTAAATCCTTTTTTTCACACTGCAATGTGATAAGGATTTGCTTGTTAGCCACATGCGCAAGCGTTGCGCTTTCGTTACCCATTGGCGATATCCAACCGGTTTTCGCCATATCCTGACTGCCGCACGGTGTGAATGCGAACTGCGCCATTTGCTCTTCCAAATCAGCGAAAGAAACATCGCGAGATAATTTGTAAATCAATACATTCTTGAAATTAATGCTCATTGGTCAGTCCTCGGTAATTTTATTATTTTGCAAACCGTGGTCGGCGGTCTGCAGCAATGACTCTTGGTATTTGTGTTCCAGAGACGCTTGTAGCCTAATACTTTCATCACGCCATGTGCTTTCTCGCGCCTCCTGATCCTGCTTAATTCTCCCCTTCAGTTCGTCTAAAAATTGTCGTATTTTTGTGGGTACTTCATTCCCAGCCTTCCCCTTTTCTGGCAACAACAACTGATACTTTTCGGCTTTAGGTCTGGGAAGCAATCCTGTTGTTACGGCCTGCTCAACGGTACGTTTTACTGTCTCTTTGTCCCATCCTTCAGACACTGACCATGACGGTGATCGGCCTGTCCCTTGCGCTGCCTTAGCCAACCGTTCATAAGCAGCGATAAAAGCCATACGTGCGCCAATTTTGTCGCCCTCCTGCATGATTGGCTGGGCAATACTCCATGCCTGGGCAATTTCATTCGTCCAAACCACGGTGTTAGCTTCATCTTGCGCGGGTAATGCCAATGCCCACGCCTCATTCGCTGAGAGCCAATCTGGTTTACCGTCAATATTTTGGATATTGCGGATAATATCGGCGGGCTTAGGTGAAAACCGGCCTTGTTCTGGATCTATCACCCAGTTGCTGAACGCTTGACGCACAGTTTCAATGTCGTATGGCAGTAAAGCATTCCAATAAATTTTTAGTACAGCCTTGGATCCGTCTTTGCCGTAGATCGCCAAAATAGCTTTCATGATCTCAGCAAATTCTCGTTTTTCAGTCTCTGCTTCCCGCATGGATCACCCCCCACACCTGACAAAATCGTCAGCAACCTGTGCATTGCGGGCCTCCAGTGCTTCCTGACGACTCAGGCCGGTGTTACCCGCGTACTGACTCTGTGGCCGACTCCGATTTTGTAACCATTCAAATTTGAACCCCTGCCAACCGGCAGCCATAGCTTCCGCTAACGAATCATCCACCGACCACCCAGCCCCAGCCGCTTTGTTCAACTCCTTACCCAGCATGTTCACCACGGTCTGCGTCATCGGCGCTCGTTTTGCTTTTCGGTGTATTAGGTAGTCATCCCAAATCTCAGGACTCACCGCCATTGGGAAAGACGAAAAATCAAATAACGAACTTTTAACCGCCTTACGCTTGCGCTTCTCTGAAGTAGTCTCTGTTGTACTCTCTGTAATCTCTGTATGAACATCAGGGCAATTTGCCCCCTTCTGATGGGGGCAATCTGCACTAATGGATGGGGGCAAGTTGCTATCTCCATCAGGGCAATCTGCCCCCTTGGACTGTGGCAATTTGCTGTCACTGTTTAGTGCGTCACACTCATAGTGAATCGTGTAATAATTCGTCATGTCACGTTGCGCTTTTGCTAACTGCTCAACACGGACGCATCCCGATTTTTCCAATGACAAAAGTGTGCGTTTTACTGTATCAATGGACCAAAACGGGAACTGCTTTACCCACTCTTTATGTGTGTTGTAAACCCACTGAAGGCCTTCCTGTTCAATGCCTGAGTTAGTTTCTGTTAGCCAATAATTGATCTGCTGCAAAATAATGGCTTCATTCAGACCGATACGGGCCGCTAACTCTGGATTGATCACCAGTGGCCGATATTTAAATAACAAGCTCATAGATCCCCCTACGGCTGCTTAGTATCAGAGGGACTATGTTGACGGGAATAAAACGCCTGAGTCACCCCAGACAAAGCCCCTGTGATAGCCATACGGCGGGCCTCCTGCCCGTCAATAGCCAGTTTTTTACCCACAATATTGGCAATGAGTTCTACCGATTGTGTGGTTGTAGGCGTGATGTTAGTCATTGGGATTTCTCCTGTCTGATGGGAAGCTCAGGCAGCCACTCAGGTACCGGCAGTCCGGCGAGTTTTAATTCGGCATGAACATGAACCAGCATGTCGGGAGCTTCGGCAAACATCGCCAAAAATCCACGAATGGCGGCTACATTGGTTTCTACTGCGGGGTTGGATTCCAGCGCGTTGGCGGTACTTTTTATGGCCACTGCCTCGCTTTCTGTCCATCGGGTCTTAATCTGATCTTCACGCACGGTATGGAACGGTAAACCGTTCTTTCCCACCTTTTTGCGGGATAGCAACTCCCGCCGAACGTCAGATGCTATCGCAGCCCCTGCCGTTATAGCGGCAGGTTGATAAATTGTGGTCATTGGTCAGTCCTCTATCTTTACTGATGAGCTGGTTTGGTCAGAACCAGGCTAAGATTTTCCGGGTTGCGGCCATAGTCGGCCGGGTTGTAGATGTATGGGATGTTAGAAGATAAATGACACAACAGAGCAATATCTTCGGGCACTCCTTGAGATCGCCACTTACCCACTGCCTGCCCGGTTCGTGACTTACCTTTTGCAGGAAATCGGCGGCCAATTTCCGCATTGCTTCCAATTTCAGTTTTCAAAATATCATACAATTTCATGGATACCTCCTCACTAATCGTAACCAAAGTATCAGATTCAGGCAAGAGCATAACGAAAACAAAGTTTCCAAAGATAGTGTTACTTTGGTGTCAATTTTTAGCTGGATATAATTCAGAGGAATCAATGGCAAGTACTTTAGCTGAAAGGGTCAGCGAAAGAAGGTCAGCGTTGAATCTTAGTCAGGAAGAATTGGCAAGGAAATCAGGCGTGTCTAGAGTAGCTATAAGTAAAGCTGAGTTAGGGCTGACAAAAAACTTTAATGGCAATACGCTCTTTAATATTGCCCGTGCTCTTTTATGCAATCCAGAATGGCTTCAGACGGGAAAGGGAAATCCTGAATTACAATCCACATCCAGCGCTAATTGGGATGCGAATGTAAAAGAAAATAAAGACTCGCACCCATTACAATCCTATGAGTATCCCAAAATCAGTTGGGTTAGCGCGGGAAATTGGTCAGAAGCCATTGAGCCTTATAGTCTTGATGAAATAGACGAGTGGGTAACCACCACTAAGTATGCTGGACATAATGCCTTTTGGCTTGATGTTAAAGGGGATTCAATGACCTCTCCTGTGGGCTTAACCATTCCTGAAGGTATGTCTATATTAGTCAACCCAGATGTTGAACCCACCTCAGGTAAATTAGTTATCGCCAAACTAACCGATGGTAATGAGGCGACATTCAAACGCTACATTGAAGATGCTGGCAATAAATATCTCAAGCCTCTGAACCCCCAGTACCCAATGATAGAAATCAATGGTAACTGCCGAATTATCGGTGTTGTTGTTGAGGCTAAATGGGAAAATTTATAAGGAAAAAACAATGTATTGTATGAAATGCAGCGCATCAATTGAGCCACATAGCAAATTTTGTTCATCTTGTGGAACTCAAGTAAATCAGTTAAATCAGGCAAAGCCATCAGACCCTTGGGTCAGTGATTCACCTAAAAGACAACAAACCATTATTGATGCAAAACCTATCGCGACAACAGAAAATGGCGTTATGGCTTTTATCAAAAAATGGGGCACGAGAGCTATTATTCTCATTGTTGCCACTATTTTTGCTGTTCTTGGCAAAGATCTAGGTCGCGCGCTAACAGATAAATCAGATAATGCCTCAATCTGGGAAAAAGCCGTACCCGCATTTGCTGAAGAAAAAATTAAACTTGGCATCCCTAGACGTTTGGATGACAACACCCTTTTAACTGATATGTTTGTCAAAGACAAAAGCATTAATTACATATATAAAATCAATGATATGAGTCCTGATTACGAAACAATTGTACATGTTAAAGCCATTGCTAAAGAAAGTTTTACCCATGCACTATGCGACAATATTCTTATCGATAAATATCAAGGCGCTGCTAACTATATTTACCAATTCCCATCAAAAACATTAACCGCCACCTTTAACAAATCAGACTGCCCAGCCGTCCGCTAATATCCCCTCACTCCTCCAGAAAAACCACATGTAATGGTTTTTCACAACCATATCCGAAACTAAAGTATCATATCCTGCTTGACGCAATCCGAAACTATAGTTACATTTAAATCCAAGAACAGGACTATCACCCGAAACAATGGGTACGCTCTTTAACAAACAGGTTAAGTGACACAAAACGGTCCGCGTGTACCGGTCACGGCTCAGCTAAACCACGAATTACCAGTGTGCCTTCCATGAGGGTATAGCGGTGATAGACACAACTGAGGACTGACCAATGGCCACCACATCTCGTCAAAAACGTATGGCAAAAAAACGTAATGCCCATATCCAGGCACTGGCAAATCGGGGAACTAACCGTGTTGAAAGAGCAGTATTAGTGATGGTGCGGAGTAAACTGATACCGGATATGCCAGCCATCACCAACAAGTCCCGCACTTCAGCAGATCCAGAGAAACGCATTGCAGCAGTTGCCCGCCAGAAGATGCGTGGTTGCAGTCAGTTACCTCGCGGCGTGCGTTAGGCGTTAACTATCAAGAAAGCAAAGTCAAACCATCGGAGCTACAGCTTAGGCTGTGGCTCTTTTTTTTACCTTTAAGGAACCAAAATGAGCAAATTATCAGCAATTAACATGCAGCAGATTGAATCTTCCCAGATCCATAGCATCGGCCATGACTCGGTAAGTAACACTCTGGCGATTCGCTTTAAGTCGAAAGGTGAACCTGCTGCGCTCTATCACTACAAAAATGTATCCGCTGATGAATACGCAGCGTTCTCTGGTGCCGAATCAATTGGCTCCCACTTCTACCGCAATATTAAAGCGGATACCGATCGTTATCCGTTCCAACGCATTAACGAAAAGAAAGACGACGAATAAGTGGTTTTACCGCTGCCCCTGTACGCGGGGGCTTCGGCAAAACCACTCACTGAGAACTACTATGAAAACTTTAATCTCAATCAACGCCGCAGACCGCCACGAAGCTCAGATGAAAGCAGAGCAAGCCGCCGAAGCACTCGACAAAGCGCACGCACTGGCTAACCTGATGAACGCGCATACCGGCCAGATGCCGATTGCCCAAATCACCGCTATCTTTGCGTGCAACCCACCACTAGCGGCACATATCCTCTGCAAAAAGGTTAGCTCTCATAATTGAATGAGAACACGTTCCGTCATCTGACCTTAAAAACTAACCGCGCCACGGATGACGACCTTCTGGGACTACCGATATGAAAAAGATTTATTTAGGAAAAGTGTTTGTTCCCGGCGCTTCTACAGTTGGTTACGGTCGTGTTCGCATTCTTTCTCGCAAGGAAGTTGGGCATTTATCGTTTCGCCCTATCGCTGTTGCGGTTCACTGGTGTTTGAGCGGTTACATTACTAACGAATGCGTAACTGAATCCTTCAGTAAGTGATTTTACTGCTGCCCTTGCGCGCGAGGGCTTCGGCAAGTTCACTACCGATAAGGAATAAGACTATGAGCACCAGTAAGTATCGATGCGAAAAGTGCAATAAATTTAAGCAATTTGATCGGTCGATGCTGAAAGTTGGCGACAAGGTTGAATTCACCAAAATATCAAGTAATGGTCGGTCAGTTCGCATGTCGTCCGTAACCGGTAAGATTATCTTTATTGATGGTGACAAAGTGTCAATTAACTATAGAGGCACTTTATGCCGGAAAAGCCTAAATGAAGTAAATCCGCTAGATGCTCCATCTGGATTGTCGTACGCAATGATAGGGATTTGTATCTGTTAATAGAGATATTCCCCGTAACGGAAAAGATGAAGACCATTGAGGAAAGTATATTGGACACATTAAAAGTTAAGACTCCAACCAACCCAAGTAGAACCGCAACTGCCCGAGTGAAAAACCCCCTTCCTGCTCCTACTAATTGCCTTTTTTGTTCAGGTAACGTTCACGTCGCCACGCACCAGCAAGTCTATGGCCGCGACTACAGCGACTGGCCTTACGTCTATTTATGCCAAGGCTGTGGTGCGTATGTGGGCCTACATCCATTCACTGCTATTCCTTTAGGGACTCTGGCAGATAAGGCAACCCGACAAGCCAGAAAATCATGTAAAACCCCGTTTGAAAATATCTGGCGCTCAGGGCATATGTCCCGCTCTCAAGCATACGGTTGGTTAGCGGCGAAAATGGAGATCCCCACAGAGCAGTGTCACTTTGGTTGGTTTGATATTAAGCAGTGCCAGCAAGCGAAGCAGATATGTGAAGGCCACTCCCCAACCTGATCTATGAGGTGCATCGTGAATGAATACAACTATCAGCGAATGGCTGAGCAATCGCTGGAACAGTATGACCGCATATTACTGTCGGATCCCAACGAGCAAGAGGAATTAGACAAGCGGATTGAGTTTCTACGCCGCAATTCAAAAATGCTCAACGCCTTTAAATCCGCTGTCCAAAATAGCTGTTTTGTTGCTGGAGCGAGTACCGGCCACCTTGAGTTACTTACCGAAACTGCCGCTATGGAACTTTATCTGGATGAGGTACAGGAGGAAATATTTCTCCGGGTTGCCAAGGCCGAGCGAGCAATGGAATTAGACGCTGAGAAAGACCACCTACTCCAATAAAGAGAAAAGCCCCAGCGATTAAGCCGGGGCTATCCCAGGAGTGCGGGACCAACCGCAAACCTACTGAGGACTGAACAATAACCACGAGGATTATTATCAGCGTGGTTGAGTGACCAAACCCAACCATGGGAAAGCATACCATGACTATTGAATTCATCAAGACACTCCAGTATCGCCATCGTGTGACTGGTGACGACATTAACCAGTATCCCCGCCAGTCTGGCCTGAAATTCTTCTTCGCATGCGTTTTAGGCGCGTTCATGTTTCTTGCTATCGCTGTCAAAATTTAAGGACTGACCAATGACCACTCAAGCAGTAACAACCAATCTTCCACCCGCAGTGGTGGGGTTGAATATTGATGAACCCACCTGGAACGCACTGAAAAATAGTATTTACCCTGGCGCTAAAGATGATTCAGTCATCATGGCGGTGAGTTATTGCCGCGCCCGCCAGTTAGATCCGCTGATGAAACCCGTGCATTTAGTGCCAATGAGCGTGAAAGATGCACTAACCGGTAAATATGAAATGCGCGATGTGGTGATGCCCGGCGTTGGCTTATATCGCATACAGGCTGACCGTTCCGGTAACTATGCCGGAGCGCAAGAGCCAGAATTTGGCCCAGATCTGACGCAAGCCTTTAATGGAGTAGAAATCACTTTCCCTCAGTGGTGCAAATACACACTGAGCAAACTCATGCCTAACGGCACTATCGTGGAATTCAGCGCAAAAGAGTACTGGCTGGAAAACTATGCCACCGCGGGTCGTGATACCCAGGCACCCAATGCTATGTGGAAAAAGCGGCCTTATGGGCAATTAGCCAAATGTGCCGAAGCGCAGGCATTGCGTAAAGGGTGGCCAGAAATTGGTCAGCAGCCAACAGCGGAAGAGATGGAGGGTAAAAGTCTTGATGTGACTGAAACTAAAGAACACAGCCAGGGCAGCCAACAACCTACCCAACCGCAAGCACTACCAGAATATAGCGCGGAACAATTTCAACGCGCTCTGGCTGATTGGACAACGCTGATCAATAAGGGCAAGAAAACCGCTACGCAAATCATCAACACCATCGAAAGTAAATACACCCTCACCCCGGCACAAATTAAAACAATCGAACATCTGGAGGCAGAAGATGCAAATCATTAATGTTCAACAAGGTACGCAAGAATGGCACACATTACGTAGCCGCCACTTTACCGCCAGCGAAGCCCCAGTAATGATGGCAACTTCCAGCAAAATGCGCCGGGATGAATTGCTGAACATGAAGGCCACAGGATCGGAACGAGAAATCAGCGATTGGGTACAAACAAACTTGTTTGATAAGGGCCACGCGCAGGAAGCCACTGCGCGGGTAATCGTAGAATCCATTATCGGTACCGAATTATTCCCAGCCACGGCCATCGATGATGATGGCTATTTGTTAGCTTCCTTTGATGGTATGACCATGATGGAAGATGTGCTGTTCGAACACAAAATGTGGAATGCCACTCTGGCGCAAGCAGTAGCAGATAAAGATTTGCCGCCAGAATATTACTGGCAGTTGGAGCAACAACTTGCCGTAAGTGATGCTGAAAAAATCATTTTTGTAGTATCGGATGGCACCAAAGAAAACTTTGTCTGGATGGAATATTTACCAGTACGCGGGCGGCGCAAGGAATTGATGGCAGGTTGGCAGCAATTTGAGCAGGATTTAAACGGTTACACAGCCCCTGAGATCAAAGATATCCCGCAAGGCAAAGCCTTGATGCGCCTCCCCGCTTTATTGGTAGAAATCGAAGGCGCAGTAAAAGAGTCAAACTTGGCGGTCTACCAGAATCAGGCACTGGCCTTTATTCAATCTATCAATACTAATCTGGTGACCGATCAGGACTTCGCTGACGCAGAAGAAACGGTTAAGTTTTGTGAAAAGGCCGAGAAAGAACTGGATCTGATTAAGCAGCAGGCGCTGTCTAAAACTGAGCAGATTGATCTGCTGTTCCGCACCATTGATACCTTGCGTGATGAAATGCGTAACAAGCGGCTGGACCTGTCGAAACTGGTTAAGTTGCGCAAAGAGGCTATTCGCCTTGAGATACTGAACAAGGCAAAAACCGCTCTTGCCGAGCACATTTCCAGTATCAATAAACAGTTGGCGATTGTCACTCTACCCACTATCCCGGCTGACTTTGCCACGGCCATCAAAGGCAAGAAAACCCTCACGTCTTTGCAAAGTGCCGCCAACGATGAACTGGCCCGAGCCAAGATAGCCGCTAATCAAGTGAGTGAAAAATATCAGGCCAATTTAACGCTATTTACTGATATTGAACCGGCTTATAAAAACCTGTTTGCTGACATCAACCAAATAATCGGCCTTGAGCATGAACATTTAGCGCTGATGATTGAGCAACGCATTACCAGGCAAAAACAGATAGAGGAACAGCAGAGACAGCAAGCAGAGCAACAACAGGAAGAATTGAAAAAACGGCAACTGGCCGCCGCAGCGGTCACAACTGAAATCGTCGCTGTAAGCACTGCTACAACTGCCCATCAGCCGTTGCACCCCGCGGGAGCAGTGAGTTTCCCTGAACAACTGGGTAAAACGACAAATGAAACAAAAATAGCAACGCCAGTTGACCTGATTGCACAGATTAATGCTGATTTGGTTACGGCAGGCATTGATCTTACTACTGAAACAGTTTACCGCCTGTACCAGGCGGTAAAAGCTGGTCGGATCCGCTATTTCTCTATCACGCAGTAACCTTTCATCACCTGCCTCGACAGGCAATTCACAGGTAATTAATCATGACCACACAGGCCACCACTGCCAGTGTGCTGGAGTCATCCCTGCGTCCAGTTCGGGCGCAGTTAGACCTTGCCATTGAGCAGACTACCGGCACCGCACAGCGCTCTATCGAGAGCGCTACTGTTTTACTCAACCAAACACAGTCCCTATGTATTGAACAACTCAATATCGAGACTGACGAATACAACCTTTTATTCGACCGTTTAGAGAAAGCTGAGAACGACCTAACCACGAAATCCTTGGCATTAACGCATGTACAGGAACGCATAGAAAGCGCTGACCTGGTAGCCGCTGAAGCGAATGCCCAGAGAGACAGTATTTCAGCCAAATACAACCTTTCAATTTCTGATCAACGCGTGTTGGCCACTGAAGTGAATCGGTTGAAATCACTTAACCCTGAAAAAATGAAAATCCAAATCGTGCGGCTGAAAGATGAACTGGACAACAAGCGCACGCTGTTAAACCAGCAATTGACGGAAATCCGGCGGTATAAAAAAGAGGCGGCAGAAAGAACCAGCAAACTGGCGGCCATGGTCAATGTTAACAACCAACTGGCTAATACTGTTTCAGACCTTACCGCACGGATCCAGCGCATGGATGGGGACGTCGAGCCCACTTATTACCGTGGTAATGATGGCACTGAGTTTTACTTTTACACCTTTCAGTGGGGGTTGAAGCTCCGCTCTGGTGATTATGATATGCAGCTTATTAACGATATTGACTGGCATATTGAAATCCGTTCCACCACGGGTATTGGCCTGATCGTCTCTGTTAATGAGTGGGCATTGCCGGTCTACCCCATGGTTGATGACTTCAAACGGAACTGGCCGGATGGCCTAACGCCTGCTGTTACACAGCGCATTCGTGACCTGCTTGAACCAACTCACCCGCACCTGGTTAAGCGGGCGGAATGGGCAGAGTCTGTGCTTACCGAAACTCTCCCCTTGAAAGAGCAGTATTTAGAACTGCTGGCCCGCTCTGGGCTCCATTCATTGTTTGATGTTGTTCGCCGAACGCCTGACATGTTGGCTAATGCAGTCAAAGGTTTCGGGATCGCAAGCGCTCGCCAAGTGCATGCTCAATGCACCCGAATAGTAAAAGAGTGGGAATCAGAGCAGAAACAGAAGGAAGCCGCATGATGGATGAGGAACTAAACCTGAGCACCGGCTGTTATTTTAAGGAAGATGACAGAGGAGACCACACCGCTTGCATAATCTGGTTAATGCGCAGCCGCGCAGAGATCCGCAGCGGGAATCCCTACCTGCCAATGCCAAAACCGATTTATCACAGTGATGAACGATGGCGCGGCTTACCCCAGGTGGATACGGTCGATATCGGTATTCGTAAGCGCTACTCATTGGAAATTTTGTTGGCTATTTATCAGTTTCACCGCGCTGGCCACAATGAAAACTTGATTGCCAGCGATACCGGTATTCCGGTGACCACTATCCGCAAAATGCTGGAGCACAAAACCCAAAACCAGCGCAAAGCATGGCAACTGGCGCACCAGCTTCGCATCCCCTCCAAACGAGACATTATCAACCGGTTAATTAGGGAGATTTAGTTTTAGCGGAAAAACACACAGGTATGAGTAATCAACTTCGAAAAAATAAACTGAGGACTGACCAATGACCGATGAAAAACAGACAGTTAACCCTGCCCTTTCCGAACCCAAAGCCACCAGTCTAGCCGCCGATATTGCTGCTCATTGCTTGGCCTTCGAACAGTCGCCAGAATATTCAGCGATGATACAGCGACACGTTTCCAGCCTGTACGACAAGGCGATCAAAGAAACCTTCGAGTGGGGTGACTTCCCCCGCGCCGTAAAGAAAGCGCTGGAGGAAGCTCTGCCGGCCAACATTTCGCAAATGGTCGATCTGCCGCGTTACAACATCCTCATAGCTAAAAAACTGGAAGAAAGCTGGGCGCTCAATGCTGTTGGGGAACGGCTGACAGCAGGTATGCAGAAGATGGTGCTGGATTTCGTCAAGGCAGACGAGACGCCGAAATACATCAAAGCCTCCGATCTCTGGAAAGCCTATATCGAGGAACACAAGGAAGAAGCGGCCCACGAGGGCTGGGAGCGGCCAGAAGTGCTGATGGAAATGAGTGAGAACGACGTATTCAGAGTGTTAAATATTGTGCAAAAGTAGACCAAGGGATCGGGGAATTATGGTGTAAAAGTGCACCACCCTGATTA